CCGGCCAGCCTGATTGAGCAGCTCAACGACTACGTGGGCCGCCAGGGTAACCATGGCCACGGCGATGACCTGTTCGTGATGGCCATGCCAGAGACCCAGCACAGCCTCACCCTTGCACTGTGGCCACAAGCCAACCTCACCGCCGAGCAGCGGACCGCGCTCAAGGCGGGCGCCGAGAACCTGGTCAAGGCGGCGCTTCGCCAGTCAGCGGATTTCCCGAGCGTTACCCGCACCTGGCCGCGCTCGCGCTTCTCGCTCTCCCAGCTCGGCCGCGAGCTGCACAGCCAGTTCCCGCAGCTGCAGAGCCTCAAGTTTGCGCAGGATGACATCGTGTCGGGGCTGGCCATCCCTCGCCTCGACAAGCTGGCGGTGACCCTGCATGACTAATCCGACCCCGCTTGAACACGACCTGCAGGCGCCGCAGCTCCCCGATGCCAGCGCCCCCTGGTGGGAAGACGGTTACACCATCAGCCCGGCCCACGCCGAGCCCGGGTTTCTAGCCAAGGGGATTAACGCCTTCTGGCAACGGCTCAAAGGCTGGCTGTTGCTGCCGCTGGCCCAGCAAGACCCGCTGACCTGCTCCGAATCTCTGCTCTCGCTGCTTGCTTGGGAACGGGACATCGCCCGATTCAACGGCGAGCCGCTGCCGCTCTTTCGCAAGCGGGTCAAGTTCGCCTTTGTGAACGCCCGGGACGCAGGCGAGGTGGCCGGCTTTAAACGCATCTTCGAGCGCCTGGGCATCGGCTGGTGTGACATCCACGAACGCCAGGCCGGCGCACCCTGGGACGTTATCACCATCGAGGTGACCGACAGCGCCCTTGCTGACAACCAGCAACTGATGGAAACCCTCATTCAACACTATGGCCGCACCTGCCGCCGCTATCGCTTTGCGGTGGTTTACCCGGTCACCGGCACCCTGCACACCGGCAGTATCGGCATGAGCCAGCAGGTGTTTGGCGCATCACTTAAGAGGACAGCATGAGCACCATCATTACCAACGCTTTCTCCCGCTACTGGCAGGAGTGCCTCGCGACCCAAGTGCCAGTGGTGCTCGATGAGTTCGTACTGGCCAAGGTGCCCAGCCTCGACCCCGAGGCCCCCATCAACCCGGACAGCGGCCTGCCGCCGGCGGGCCAGATTGTGCACCGCCACGCGGTGGACCAGCGCGGGCGCATCAACAACGATGCGGTGGCTTACACCATCGTGATGGACACCACGATCGGCGATTTCAGCTTCAATGCCATGTACCTCATCAACAAGGCCACCGGCGTGGTGGGGATGATTGTCCACAAGGGGCTGGAAACCAAACTCAAGACCAATGAGGCCACCGGCCAGACTGGCAACAGCCTGGTGAAATCCATGCTGATGGAATACGACCGCGCCAGCGAGGCCACCGCCACCCACGTGGATGCCAGCACCTGGCAGATTGACTATGCCGCCCGCCTGCGCGGGATGGATGACGACCTGCGCCTGCAGGCGCTGCAGTTCTTCGGGCCGGCCACCTTCTACGGGGATGGCTTTAACCTGGTCAACGCATCGGGGGTCTACAAGATACAGCCCGGGGTGGCCTACGTGGGCGGCCTGCGCGCGGAGCTCAACGAGGTCAAGAAGGTGACCCCGGGCGCCAAGCCGGTGGGGCTCTGGCTCGACATCTACCGGGCGGGCTCCCTGCTCGATGCCTGGGTGAACCACTTCTCCCTGACCCTGAGCGTGCCAGAGCTCACCGACTACCTGGATGCCAACGGCCATCAGCACCATGTGGCCAAGGTGGCCATCGTCAATGCCAATGGCAGCGTCACCGACGTGCGCCGCAAGCGCACCATCGAACTGACCGGAGACGTGACCGGCAAGGGCATCCTGGAAGATGCCCAGGGCGTCACCATCGCGGTGGAGATCAAAGATGGCAGCCACCGCCACAAGTGGAATGAGCTCGACCAGGTACCGGCCACCGCCAGCCGCTGGCCCAGCTATAGCGAGGTGACCAACAAACCGGATCTGGCCGCCGCCAACCATACCCACCGCGGCAGCCTGCTCAACCCGATAAACCTGGCCAAAGAAGATCTCAACACCATCGTCACGCCCGGGGTGTATGCCCAAAATGCGAACGCCAACACCTCCGCCGCGCTGAACTACCCGGAGAACAACGCAGGCACACTGACCGTCACGGTGGCAGCAGGCCCCCAGCAGCGTTACCACGTTTACAACTCCAGCCGGGTCTATACCCGCGCCCAGTACAGCACGGGCGCCTTTACCTCCTGGGCCAGGGACTACAACACCCTGAACAAGCCAAGTGCGGACGATGTGGGTCTGGGCAAGCTCGCCAACATTGCCCCCAGTTATGATCCCTCGGCCAACACCTATGCCCTGCGCGACTCGTCGGGCGACCTGCTAGTCCGCACCCTGCGCACCAACCTTGTCGATGAGCAGCGCATGGTCGGCGCCGTGGCCTTTCGGGTCGACTACGGTAACGACAGCTATCTGCGCTACTGCAGCAGTCAGGCCGCGTTTCGTCAGTGGCTTAACCAGGGAGTGACCGGTTGGGAGGTCGCCTGGCGCTTAGGGATCTCAGACCCGAACTACGCAATGACCGAATACCACATCCCGGGCAAATGGGCGGTGATGACCTACCTGGCGACCGATGGCGCGTTTCGGATTGCCTCCTCCAACGGTCAAGGGGGATCCGTCTTCACCCGTATGACCATCGACACCGGGGGCAATGCCACCTTTGCGGGTACGGTGAACGATGGCTCGGGCCGCTGCTACAGCCCGGGAAACCAACCCCACTACACCCACAACCACACGGCCGCACAAGGCAACCAGGACATTGTCGCCAGCGGTTGGGGACAAGTTGGTACCTATATGATGGCCGCTGTGATCCCGGGCCATGCCGCTGCCATGAATCCGTCCGCCACCATCGCCGGCTCGTCGCTGCGCCCCGCCAACGCCTCCGAGTGGGGCCAAAATCGCGACTGGGCCTTACCGGGCACCTGGAAGTGTCTGGGGTTCGTCACAGATAACAGCGATGACCGCTGGGATGACCGCACCACCCTGTGGATCCGGGTCGCATAAAGAGAGGAGAACATCATGGAACGCATTGAAGTGCTCAGCGCCGCTCACCCACGCCATTACGCAGCGGATCCCGACAGCATCACCCTGGACGTGCTGTTTGCCCACCTGCCTGAGCAGGTCCAGTTCGCCGCCCGCAAGGATGACTCGGAGGAACATGGCCGCGAGCTCTACAGCCGGGCGGTGTTTGGCGAGTTTGGCGATATCGAGGTGATCACCCCTTCGCCGCCGACCGAGACACAGCAGCAGGCCCGTCTGAACGAGGAGCTGAAACAGGCAGCCACCGCCATGGCGCCGCTGAAGGATGCCGACACCCTTGGCATCATCAGCGATGCCGAACGCCAGCGACTTACCGCCTGGCAGCGCTACCGGGTCACCCTCTACCGCCTACCGCAAAGTGACGGCTGGCCAACCGAGGTCAACTGGCCAGAGATGCCGCAATGAGTTGGTCACAAGGGGCGCTGCACTGGCCAGCCAGTGCAGCCAGCCTGCAGGCCAATGCCCAGGGCGTACTGGCCCAGATCCCGGCCACCCAAACCAGCGCCACGGGCCGCCTGCAAGCGCTTGCAGCCCGCGCCCAGTACCGCCGCCACCCGTTAAGCGATGCGGCCACCGCGCTGGCAGGTCTGCGCGCCGAGCTCGACCGGTTGCTGGTCACTGGCCGTTGTCTGACCGTCACCCCCTATCAGCACGGGGTCGGCCAACCACAGGGGCAACAGTTCAGCCTGGCCGCCCCCAATGCGGTGGCCACCCTGGCCACCAAGCTGCAGGACGGGGCCGACCCCCTCCTGCCCAGCGGGCAACTGCATGCCCTCGCCTGGCTGGTCACTGGTAACAGCGCCGAGGATCTAGCCAAGCAGCTGGCCATCCTCTGCCCCCTGCTGCCACTGCCAGAGTGGTGCGCCACCCTGCGCCGCCTCACCGCCGACAATGACACAATGAGCCAGCCCACGGCGGCCAAGGTGCCGCGCTGGCGCGCCGATGAGCCGCTGCTCTGGGAGCCACTGCGCCCGGCCCGCATGGCGCTGGGGGCAACGCTTGCCCAGCTCGAGAGCCTGGCCCGGGATAGCCAGACCCCGATCGCCAAGCTGCAGGGGCTGGCGACCCGCCGCACCGCTCGCCTTGCACAACTCGCCGAGACCCTTGCCCAGCTGGGCCAGCTGTCCGGCACGCTCTGGCACTGGCAAGGCCAGGGGGATGTGGCCAGCCTCGCCACCCAGCTCGGGCAGAGCTCCCCACCCGACCACAGCCAGAGCATGACTGTTGGGGCTCTGCTGCTCTCCCCCTCCCCGCTCACCTTCTGGCAGGAGTTAACCCCATGAGCCAAGCCATGCTGACCCTCGATGGCGAGCCCATCATCATGAAATCGATGCGGGTCTCTGCGTCGATGCAGTTTCAGGACAAGGACCAGAGCGGCCAGACCAGCTCGACCAGCAGCGCCGAACAGGGCGCCAAGGCCAAGGAGCTCGACGTCTCCGGCCTCATCCCGTTCAAGGATGAGCGCATGCTGAGCCGGCTGTTTGAGTTGGCCGATGCCAAGGGCGATGGCGGCAAGCGCCACGTCTACCGGGTCGGCTCGCTTTTGGCCAAGTCGGTGAAGGTGCGCCAGGCCAAGTTTGCTGGGCGCATCACTGCCAGCGAGCAAGAGGGGCTATTAGCCTGGCAGGTGCAGTTCACTTTGAAGGAGTTCAACTCGGTACCGGAGAAGCGCGAACAACGCCTGCCAAAGACGGCCCCGACCGTGGGCCAGGGCACCGATAACACCAGTGCCGCCAAGGGTGGTGGCAAAGGGGATGGTGAGCCGGATCTCAGCAGCTTCGAGCGCTATGTGCTCAAACCGATGGATGACGTACTGGCATGAAACTCTCCACTTCACTGGCCCTCGCCGGCCAACCGGTGCACCTCATCGACCACGACCTGGTGCTGGACATCAACGCCGGCGGCCGCGCCGCCCTGACCATTGAGGGAACCGCCCGCAAGGGGCAGACCTTCACCCTGGATACCGGCTATAACGGTGACCTGCGCCGCTGGTTCACCGGTTACGTGTACGACGTGCAGCCTGCCGCCAATGGCGCCAGCAAACTGCTGTGCCGTGAGCTGGCCGGCGCCTTGGGCTCTCGGCTGCCGGTCAGCCAGCAACACGCCACCCTGCGCGGCCTGCTGGCCTGGCTGACCGACCAAACCGGGCTGACCTTCTTGCTGCCCAAGGGCCGCGATTACACCGACCGGCCGATCCCCAACTTCACCAGCGCGGGCACCGGCTATCAGCTGCTCGATAACGCTGGCCGCGCCTTTGAGGTGCCTGACTTTGTCTGGTACCAGCAACCCGATGGCGCCATCTTCGTCGGCAGCCACGCCGACAGCCGCTGGCATGACAAGGAGGTCATGCTTGATCTCGCCTGGTCAGGCCGCCAGGCAGGCGACTCCCTGACCCTGTCACCAGTGCCGGCCATCCGTCCCGGCACCATCCTCAACGGCAAGCGGGTGATACGGGTGCGGCTCAAGGGTGACGAAATGACCCTGACCACGGCCACCCCGGGCAAGGTCACCAAGTCACCAGAGCGGCGCAAGATAGAGGGGGAGTTCCCGGAGCTGGCCGACAAGATGCACCTGCCCAAGTTCGGGCGGGTCGAGACCATCAGCGATCAGGCCAGCGCCGGCCAGCTCAATGACCCCTTTCGCCCCCGCTATGCGGTGGACGTGCAACTGCTAGGCGAAGATGGCCAACCAGACAAAGCCGCCCCACTTTATCGGGCCGTGCCGCTGCCGGTGCAGTTCGGCGGGCAGGAGCAAGGCCTGCTGCAGTTCCCCATCGAGGGGACACTGGTTGAACTGGGCTTTGCCTTTGGGCGGGCCGATCGGCCCTTTATCCGTACAGTGCTCGGCAGCGGCTGGGCCCTGCCGGACATCGCCCCGGGCGAGCAACTGCAGCAACAACGGGCCGAGGTGTTCAGCCGCACCGATACCGTGGGCAACCTGAGCCGCCACACCGACCGGCGCCTGCATGACCAGGCCCTGCAGATGCACCACCAGAGTGACGACTACCTGGGGGAACATGGCCAGCATCGACTGCAGGTGGTACAGCACAGCATAGAGGCGGTGGGCGGGTTCAAGCTCATCGAGGCGCTGGGGGCCATCGAGCTGCTGGCAGGTGATGATCTCATCCTGGGGAGTCTGGGCAACATGAGCCAGACCACGGCGGGGGATCTGGTCGAGGTGGTGGGTCAGCTGCGCCGGGCTGTTGCCGGCGAGCTGCAACACCTGGAGGCGCCCCGTTCGTGGATGGGGACCGAGGGCGTGAACATCTTCAGGCTGCTGCTGCAGCTGATGAACGTGGTGGAACAGCTGGCCGCGGCCACTGCCGGCCATACCCACGGCAGCGGGCCAGCACCCGGTAACAGCGGGGCCATGACAGGACATGGCCAACAAGCCAAGCAGTTGGCCAGCCAGCTATCCCCCATCATCGAGTAAAACGAAGGGCCTCTAAGGCCCTTACTCATTTTTGCTCAAACATCTCTTTGTTAAGCTTCTCTTTCAGTGCTTCCAGAGAGAGCTTGTCGAAAGCCTGATCTAGTTTCATGAGACCTTGCGCACCACAATTTTGGGAGTAGAGGTCCTTGCCAAAACGCCAGCTCGTCTGTTTGACGTAACACTGCTCCCATCCCAAACGCTCAATACTCGACATACTGGCTTTTTGCGTCAGCAGTCCCAAAACAGCAGCAACAATAATCAGAGCAATGACAACGATCCCCCGTCGCTTAACAGCCGTTGAAGAAAGGTCTGGCTCAGGTATGGCAATGGAAAACATCAATCTCCCACCGGCATACAGCATGAATGGGGTCGCAAGTAAGCCGATGAAGATTGCAAACCAGCCTCGCCAGTCATTCATTCGCAACGGATCTGCAGGTGTCAGTGCAAGCAGATCCAAGAATTCAGAACCATATATCATGGCCATCCAAACGCCACCGATCCCGAGTAACGCGACCACCAATCCACTGGCACGCATCTGCCATGAGACATGCACAGTCGTCATTCAAACTTCGCCTTAACCACTTGTTTCATCATCTCAGAGAGCTCTGCTTCTTCGTCAACAAAGTCGACAAGCCTACCAGTTGTAATCGTTACTAAGGGAAACCAAATTCTTTTTGATCTTATCTGTGACGTTTTTTGTCACAGGCTGCACAAAATCAGAAACATGCATCTAGGGCTGCATTTGCGCCCATGATATCGTGAGCATATTTTGTTCGTGTCGATGAGGAATCCAGATGACAAAACAGGCTGCGAAAGTAGGTGATATTGGTACAGACCATGATGGGTTTCATCCTACAGCTATCATTGCAGGGTCGCCCGATGTGTTCATAGACGGTATTCCTGCTGCCCGTGTTGGTGATCCCCTCGCTCCTCATGACAAACCAAATAATCCACCACACCCCAGATCAATTGCATCAGGTTCTTCTACCGTCTTTATCAACGGAATGCCCGCAGCCTTAACTGGCGGAGCAGTTGATTGCGGCGGTGTCATCATTGGTTCTGGGACAGTAGTTATTGGTGACCAAGCACCAGCAGGACGAGCGGCACCGGCACCACAACCTGTCACGCCTGTAGAGATACCGGTTAAAAATGCCTATTGGCCTCCCTATGACTTTGCTCAGGGGAAGACGCTAGAGGTTGTATACACCATGGCACCAACTGATATAGCTGTACTCTCATTGGCAGAGGCTAAAGAGCTGCTGCAGACGCTTTACTCTGAGATGGGTGGTAAGGATGCAGTGGGTACAACTAAGAGCTACCACGACTTGGTAGATGGCGTTAAAACGGCTGCCCAAACTGCCAAAGGCTTAGGTGGATTAGGCGTTATTTCTTATGCCAAGAATATCAACGGTATTGATTATGTAATCATCAAGAACTATCGCCGCCATGCTCAAACCTTGATGAAAGGGAATAAATGGAAATCGAGTAATCCACGAGTTGTTCAAATAGGTATTGGTTTAACTGATGTTAAAGGTGCTGCTCGGTGGGTCAAAGTAAATGCTGGGATAGAAATTGCCTTTGCTGTAGGAGTGAATGCTGCTGATTACATCTTACGTGATGAGGCGACCTTAGCCGAGTTCGTTGGTAATAGTTCTGGTGACATCATCAAGGGGATGATGACGCTAGTAACCATGTCTCTAGTCGTTGCGACACTACCGGTATCAGGAATTTTGGTAACTGGCGCTCTCTTTGCATTTGGTTCTTTCTTTATGGGTCGTGAGCTAGACGCATTAGATGAGCGTTATGGATTCTCAGATGAGATTGGCAACTCGCTTAAAAGGTTGGCCGAATGATTCATATCATACGACTGATCATTGCCGCAGCTTTTATCTGGTTCGGATTTGAACAGGTATCAGATGATTTGTATGCCACTTTATCTAATGGATCTGCATCGTTTAGGGTTAGCGGCATTGCCAATATTTGGGCTTCTTACTGTGCTCCGCTAGTTGGCATTGTGTTGATTCCTCATGTGTTAATGTCAGTAGCAAAGATTGGAAATCCAGACAAACTTTTTCAACGGAGCGTGCTAATTGTCATTTTCGCCATAGCGCCTATCTTAACCTTTGCTACCAAGATTAAATTAAGTTTTAAGTCTGACAATTACGTGGAGTGTCAGGATCTAAGACGGGTCTCCCGTTGGAACTCTTATCAAGTTTATGCCGTATCAGTTAATGAGTGCCAATTACTAAAAGATAGAAAAAATTCAAAATAAAAAAAGCCAGCATTATGCTGGCTTTTTTTGAGCAACAACAGCTATCGTTGCCGCAGCACCGGTTTCTGGTGTGCTGGCCTTGCCTACGCAGCAACAACTGATACGTGCATGCAGTTAACTGCTTACAAGTAGTAGAACATAACTAATGCGAAGAAGGCCCCACACCGTGGGGCCTTCTTCTATCTGCCTGACGGCGCCTAAACATGGCCAGGGAATGGCGCCGCATGGAGAGGCAACCATCGGGCAGCGCTGCATCATACGTGAAGCCTCCACGCGCTCACAGCCCCCCAATACACCGTGGCGACGCACACCGCCGTGTCTGCGTCACGGAAACCGCGCTCTTCCGCTCCCGCCTGCGCGCCGCATCAATAAAATTTTTTGCAAAAGTGGATTACCGCAAAACCATAGGCCTAGGCCCCGCCAGATAAAGGATCTCGGGCGTGGTTAGGATCTGAAAAGAAGGATCCTTTTTGCGGTTTTTTACAGTTTGGAGGGGCTCTGGATTGCTGCACTGAAAACATAACTCATTGAATATGCAGGGAGAGTCGTACTTTCCGTGAGAATTTGAATGATCAGGAAGGATCTCATTTGCTGCGGGGGAATAACGTGAAGGCGTTTTGTTTCAACTGGTTAGGTGTGATGAGGGCTGATCTGATAACTGAAATTTTGAAAAAGCATGAGCTGTGATGGTTAACCGAGGTGGTCATAGCAAATGAGGTTCATCTTGGCGTTCTCCGCACTCAAAAGCAGAAGAGGCCCACACTATGGGGCCTCTTCTCGATCTATCGTCTCAGTCCACATTAGTGAGCAGCTAGCTCACTGTAGAGATCTGGCTTTTCTTGCATAAGCGTCAAGACCTTCGCTGCCAATCCAGTCGGGTTGCGGCGCCGGGTCTCCCAACTTTTGACCGTATCAACACTCGTCCCAAGAGCCTGGGCAAACTCTTGCTGAGAAACATTCAGTGCGAGGCGAATAGCCTTTACGTCCGCCACTTCATAGCGAGTCCGCGCGGCAGGCTCAAGAAGGCCCTGCTTAATTTCAACAGCCTCCTCAAGGGAAGCCTTCAATTCGTCAAACATGTTCATGTTAAACCTCGCCTTTTAGTAACGTGGTCAAGCGCTTTAACTCGGCCTTTTCTGCCGATGTCAGGCTTTCTTTCTCACTCTTGGCATAGGCAAGCACTAAGTAAATCATCTCAGCTGTCGCTAGAAAGTAGATAACTCTCGCGCTGCCACTCTTCCCCTGCTGGCCAGTTGCCATGCGAATTTTTCGCAGACCCCCCGTGCCCTGGATCAAATCACCCTTTTCCGGCTGGGCAATCAATTCTGTTTGTAGTGCTCTGAGCTCATCATCTGTTGCGAGCGCTTTTATCTGCTTGGTAAAGATCGATGTCTCAATAAACTCAATGGCGTTACTCACCCATCACTCACTCTAGCCAATCAATCTAATGGTGTACATAGTACACCTCAAGAAAAATAACGACAACCGCTGGCATTCTCTGTCGCCACTCTGTCGCCACTTGGCCAAAAACAAAAAGGCCACTATTGCTAGTGGCCTTCGTAAGTCTTTGATTTTAATGGTGCCCGAGGCCGGAATCGAACCGGCACGACGCGAACGTCGAGGGATTTTAAATCCCGACTTATTTTCTTTTAAATCATATAGTTACGATTCTTTTCGGGAATATGCAAGATCTGTAACTATATGATTTTACAAGCCTCCGTACCGGCGTAATCCCTCACTATTCCCTCTGTTTCCCCCACCCGGGAGCATAGAAAAGCCCGCTCAGTGGCGGGCCAATCCGAATCCAATCCGCGTCATGACGCAGCGGTTTCTTCGCGAAGTTTCTCAAGAATGCGCGCGATTATTTTCTCCTCCTCCGGAGCCAGATCCAAGGTCCAAATAAACTCTTCAAGTTCGGTAAGTGATTCCATCCGCTAGTGCCCCCCGTTCTCTCTCAGCCTCTCGACTGTGAAACACTGTACGCCCATACAGTACCTGCATAAATCTACCACTTTTTGCAGGATCTCGGGAGTCCTTTCTTTGTCCCCTATGCAACCCTTCCAGTTTGAATCAAAAAAATCCCGTGCTCTGTGACTCGCCATACAACCACTACACTCCATCGTTACTGGTGATTTGGCGGTGACTTCTCTGTGCGTTCTACTTCTTATTTTTAACCTACAATCTACATGCCCCTTATGTGTCATTACTGAGCATTTGCACCATAGGCGGCCCAAATTTAAGACAAACCATAAAGCCATGATCTAGAGCACGGGTTGGCGCCAAAACAGGAACACTCATGAAACGCTACTTGACCAGCTCTAGCCTTGCCTATGTCCATCGCACAAAGAAGAAGTTGCGGCGCTTGCTCGCTGAGCGAAAGCTGAAACACACCCACATCAGCAAATTGACAGAAATCCCGAGGTCCAGCATTTCACGCTGGCTTTCCCCACACCACGACGACTTCATGGGGCTGGCCGAGGCCGTCATGATCTCATCAGCGCTTGGCTTGTCCGTTCAGGCCATCCTGGCTGATCCGGATTGGCACGTGTCTGACGATGAGCACATGGAGTTGATTAACCGGGCAGCAACACTGCCTAAGCCACATCTGGCGTCGATGCTGACTTGTTATGCGGAAATTGTTGGGGTGCAAGTTGGGTAACGGCGTGGCGAATAGCAGCCAGAAGCAGATCAGCCTGGTGCAGTTCCTCCGGCGACATGTCGGAGCAGAGAAGCAGATGTTCGAGGGAGGAGATGTTGGCAAGAATAGTCATCGTGAAAACTCCATAACGCAAGTACCGCCGCGAGTGGATGCGCCACTTGCTGACAGTTGTTTAAAGGTTATGGTTCACGGCTGGCGCACAGGTGGCGCCATAATTAAGTAAATTAGGCACTGCTTACCATAACCGGAAAAGGCAATCTCCAGGTTATGGTTTTAAAAACCCACTCATCTGAGCGGAATCATTCGATTCCCGCGCACATTACTCCTCTCGGCTGGCATTAGTCAACAGTGTTATTGTCGGCCGCGTTCACTACCAGTTCGCGACTATCACATTCAGCACCAACCCGAGCAGCACCAGGGCGAACATGAATGCCATGAACGTCTCGAGGCTCGCTCGCGTTGACTGGCTGAAACACCAGTAACCGGCAGCAGCCGGGATCAGGCCCAACACCAGACTGACGCTCATCAGTTTCAGCGCCAGCACCATGCAAACAATCGCTCCAAGCAACCACATCGCGTAATCCTCCCTGACAAAGGCCTCAGTTTACTCCCTTAACTGAGGCCCAGCCAGGGCCGCTATTCCCAGTTCTTGCGGTTGTTGTTCACCGCCTGGTACACCAGATCATTGCGGCGCGAAAGCAGCTCATCTATGCGCCGGCGCTTCTCGTCAGCACTCAGCACTCGGTCGCGCTGCAGCAGCTCAATCCTGTTTCGCACCACTCGTACCTGTTGCTGAGTCCGACTCAAACTGCTGCGCGACTTCAAGATACCGCCCTGCTCATCCAGCAGCTCATTGGCCTTGTCGGTAAGCCCCTCACTGCGGTACTGGTCAACGGTGCGCTTGAGCTGGTTTACCTCGTTCAGCATCCGGTAAAACTCTTCCATGTGCTGGGTAGATTTGGCAGGGCCGGTGCCGCGATACACAGCCTTGACCAACGGGATCTCATCTGCGCGCCAGCTGGCTGACTCGCCAGGCTGCGCTGCGCGGATCAAGCCGTCGGCGGTGGACATGACGTAGCCGCCTATCGTGCCGGTATAACCGATCAGCAGGTGCTCCAGCTTCTTGGGCGACATCCCCATTGCTTCGCCAAGTTCACGCATAATCAGGCTGGTTTGCTCGTTGTAACGGGCCTCCGCCTTCACAGCGAGATCCTGTGCGTTCTCGATGGGCCCGCCACGGAAAGAGTCGTAGTTGAAATAGGACTCCACCAACGGCTTGACGATCTGCGGGGTGGGGTTGAGGGCGAATGTTTCACCGATCGCTCTGGCCACCGCCTTGCCGAGCTGGGCGCCAGTGTCCTTGCCACCCATGGCGCGCACCATGCGCTCCGGGATTGTGCCGAACATCACGCCAATCTCAAACGGCTTGGGGATCCGGAAGTGCTGATCGCCGACAAAGAAGTGCCAGTTTGCATCCTTATCCCAGTCCGGCAGCTCCTCATAGCGCTCGTCATCCCAGTTCAGAGCAAGCAGCCCGAGCGACATTGCGGTGATCATGCCGGCGCGCTTGGCAATCTCCCGCGGGTTGTCACGCAGCTCACGGCTCAGCTTGCCGAGCCCCTGCAGGCGGGCGTTGAAGAACGGCAATACCATTGATGCACCCTGAATGAAACGGGCCGCCCCGAGCATGGAGAAGTCCATCAAATCCTTCGATTCGAACGCCGCCTGGGCGTGACTCTTGCCAGCCTTGATCGCTGCCGCATAGACGGCCTCGCGGTTGGCATTCTCCAACGCCTCACCATACTGGCTGTACTTGTCCCACACATCGGCCACTACACCCTTGACGTGGGCGGCGTTGCGCACGATGGATTTCTCATACTTGGCGATCTGCTCAGGTGTCATCCCTTTGCGACGCAGTGATTTGCGCACAGAGTCGGCCATAGCCGTCGGATCGTTACCGTTGACATAGCCACCAAGGAAGCTGGCACCACTGAACATCACATCAATGGTGCTCCCCTCCATGGCTAGCGTCTTCTTCACCCCTTTGATGGAGTCGATCACCGGCTTGAAGCCGTCTTTACTGATCGCCCAGCTGGAGAGGGAGTCGCGCAAGAAGTTGCGCAGCATGAACTCAGGGGATGCGGTGACCCCTGCCGTCAGCAGGCGTTTGGCTTTGGCGGCCACATTCACCATGGCTCCAAACGGTTGCCGGTCGAAGAAGGTCATGGCGCGGTACAGATCAGGGTCCACCACCCGGATCATGTAGTCCTCACCATCCAGCTTGACGGTGATCAGGTCCTTGCCGTTCTTGAGTGCGCGCCAATCCATCATGTTGGGCTTGGCAACTATCTCAATGGCACCGGTATCGGCCAGATTCCAGACCGTCTTTTGCGCTGCCATGTTCTTCATGGAGGCGTCGATCAGCTTGCTGGTGCTGGTAAAGATGTTCTCGAGCAGGTCGTTGGTGTTGGCCTCGCCCCCCTTGAGCTTCTTGATCCCGGCGTTCTGGTTGGCAATACCCTTCGGCTTGAATGGCGCGATCACGTCACCATCGTCAGATTCCCGGAAGAATGGGATGTACCACTCGTTTTCGAACTCGGCCCGGGCATCAGCGGTGAACAGCCCGGCCTCCTGCGCCAGGTCAAGGGTGGCAGCATTCAGGCGGTTCCAGCGGGCTTTGGCCTCCATGAACTTGGCCTCCTTCCCCTTGCCGAGCCCTTTCAGGGCCGCTATGTCTTGTTCACTAAGCAGGTTTTCGCGCCCTTGCTCCATCAGCAGTTCAGCCCGGTGGCCAGCCATCCAGCCGAGCCAGTTGTGCAAATCCTTGCCAAGGTCAGAGAAGATTCCCAACAGCGCATCTTTCTCGCCGGTACCTTCCTTGCGCTGGATCACCCCGTCCTTCCACTCAGGTAGACCATAGAGCATGGTGGCCTGCATGGTAGAGGCCGCCCCAGTCGCCATGCGTGCAGCGATGTAACCAGAGTCAGAAGCGTCGGTAATGCCTGCGGCTTGCTCTGCGTACTTGATGGGGGCCAGCGCATCGAGCACTTCGGTGTTGGCCTTCTTGATGAAGCTATCCACCCACGACTTGACCACGCCGCGATCCACTGCACGCAGCTTGTCCAGGTTGGCCTTGGTGTTATCGATGATGTCTGGCTTGGGGCCAAGGTTCAGCTTCTTCATGGCTTCATCTGCCTGGCTGCTGGTTTGGCTCATCTTGATGCCGCCTTTATTGGCTGGCTGCTCCTCCTGGCTAAACTTCTTGCCACCATCAGGGCCACTATCATCAGGGCTGCCGCGCTTCATCTTCTTGCCCAGCCCCTCGATAAGGGTTCTCGTCTCGGCAGCAGTGATACCATCAGGCACAAAGCCAACTGCACGCAGCGCCTTGGTGACCCATGCCACCACCTGATCCCAGCCGCGACCCCATGCGCCTTGTTCCAGTTCCGCAAGGTGGGCAACTACCTCCTCAGCCTGCACCCCGATATCCTCATCGGCATAGTGAGTATCAACCCAATCCCATACTGCCTTCATGCTGGGGTCTTTCTTCGACTTGATGAGTCGGCTGATCAGCTTGGTGTACTCGCCATCGCCCAGCACATTGGCCAAGCCATAGTGAGCCAGCACTTCATGGCGCAGGATCTCGCGCATCCGCTTGGGGTTGGCAATGGTGTCGGCGGCCACATGCAGGGTGCCTGAATCGTCATCGAACGCAGCTCGCCGGATCAGTCCCTCTTTGGCATCCAGCCCCAATGCCTGCTCCAGTTCCGCCTGGGTGGCGTGGATCTGCACATCAATGCCTGCTGCCCCCTTGTACTGCTTGAACCACTCCTTGGTGACCAGCTCCGCCTCTTTGCGGGTCAGCGCCTTGGCCGGCTTGTCACCCTGAGCCATGGCCTGCTTGGAGAATGAGACGGCTCGCTTTGCGTCGCCACCTTCGTCCTGCAGCGGTGGCGCCGATACGATGTTGCTGTTGCTCGCAGTTGGCTTGATTGGAGTTGTACTGGATGGGTTGCGAACACGCGCTATGGCCGTGCTGAGTGCGTCTTTCTTGGCTCCTTCAAGCCCCCATCGCGCATCATCCGGATTGTCGTCGTGGCTGATGCCAAGCTCGTCAGCCACCGCCATCACCTCATCATCCGACAGGGTGCCAATGTCCACGCCCGCCGCAGGCTGTTCGCCAACTGGCTTGGTGGTATCCCCCTCCTTAACCCAGCGCTTGAACTCTTCCACCGGCATCGCCTTGATGGCGCTCAACCCCTTCCACCCTTTCTCGTAGTTGGCAAGGTAGCCATCCCGGGCGGCGGGCTCGCTGGCAAAGCCCATCATCACCTTGTGCTCGTCAAACTTGCCTGTCTTGGGGTCTACCTGATCCACCACATAGACCGTTTCGCTATTCGGCCGGTCACCGATGAACACATCGACATGATCCCCATCCGCCCCCAGGGTGCGCTTGATGTAGCCGTAGTCATGGGCCATGGTAGATTGCCACGCCTTACCATCCTGATCGGTGCCGGAACGGGTGGACCCCTTGGGGTTCTCCAGCGCGATATCCAGCCCCTGCAGCGTAAGGTGTCCCTTCTTGTAGTTGCCCGCCTCCTTCTGTGCCTCTGTAGGCTCGGGAGCAACCTCGGCGCGGGCAGCTTCGATCTGCCGCACCGGCTCAGTGGCGGCTGGCGCCACCATGTCCCGCACCTTGGCGACAGAGGACTTGGCTACGACCACCCCACCCTTGCCCGGGATCGCCTTCACCCCGTTATCCTTGGCCCATTGCCTGATGATCGGGATCTCGCCTTTGAGCGTGATGGTGCCATCGGCATTGTTGATGGACTCAGCCCACGGCAGCGGGGCGGGATCGGCAGGCCCAGAAACATCAACCCCGGCATCAGTGGCCGGGGCTGTCAGTGTCTGGTCATTCTGCTGCTGTCCATCTGGTACAGGTGCAGAAGCAAGGAGATCTGCCCGATCTCCGGTTCCAGCTCGATCGGAGAGTCCGGCAGTGGCTGCTCCAGCGCTCTCTGCAACTGGTTGGCCTGCTCCAAGCTGATCACCTTGTCGTTCACTGCTGATTGCAAGTACCTGGGGAGCCTGCTCATTGAAAACCTCTGCTTGTGGTTGGGTGGCGGGGATCACCTCGCGGTAGCCGGTATCGACGGCAGGCGCGAGCGGTTGCGGCAAGCCGTTATCTCTCACCTCTTGGTTGATGTCTTGAGGTACAGTGGCGGCCTGCTCGCTGCGCCCCTGCTCCAACTCGGCAATCTTGGCGATACCAAAGCCGCCGCCATCGAGGGGGATTGGGGTTTCATCCTGGCGGCTGGCCAGGGCTGCCTCCTTCTCACTGGAGAAAGGTAAGCCACGGCGCGTCAGTCGCACGCTTTCAGGCAGTGGTACTGTGGCGGCGTTGCTCAACTCTGGCAGTGCCGGTGCCGGGTCGCGCGGTACTGGCAGATCTGTACCCACCTCGCGCGACTCCCCCTCATAGGTCGCACCAGGCAGCAGATTGGCCTGCGGCCCAGGCAGGGCAGCCTCATCTTGCAACTCGCCACTGATGCGCTGATCGGCAATGGCAGCCATATCAAGGGCGGGATCAGAAGGTTGCCCACCCATATCAGGCAGCGGGCCACTCGGTGTGGCTGACAAGGCGGCAGCCGGATCCAGCAACTCACCCTCCAGCGGCACGATGGGTTTCCCCTGGAAGTCGTGACTCCCACGAACAAAGCCCTGTCGCTGATAAGCCGGCACATCACGAACCGGATCGAACTTGCCAGATCCCAATGGGTTGCTGGCACCGGCAAACATGCTATCGATTTCGCTGCTGATGCTGGCCCCTCGCTCTGCCTGGCGCTGGTCAAGGCCGTGGATCATGTCATCCATCTGCTGATCACCGGTAACCACCCGGCGCTCAACTCGCACCACGGGCTTGGCCATGTCGGGAGCCTGCGGGCCATGCACGGCACCCACTACGCCACCGAATGCGCCGCCAAGCGTACCCTCGTTCAGCGCAGCAGACAGCACGCCTGCCATGGGGTCGCGGCTCTCATCCGCCCACTCTTGCACTGCCTGGTTCACGGCTCGCTGCGTCTCGCCACCCTGCCACGCCTCAGTGGCTCCTTCACCGGCAAAGCCGCGCACGGCAGCGCCAGCCCTGGTGCTTCCCACCTTGCCGAGCAAACCACCGACGCCACCACCGGCACCGGTCATCACCCCAGATAGAAAATCCGCTGTCAGCGCACGCGGGTCTGACCACGCATCGGTGGCCGCTCGCTCCGCTACGCTGTCGATCGCTGCTCGTCGAATATCGCCAATGTCAGCCCCCTGCATATCGCCATCAGCCAGCTCCCAATAGGCCTGCTGATAGATGGGGTTGGCGTTGAGCTCATCGTTGCCAAGCCCATTGAAGTAGCCGCGCGCCTCTTGCTCTGCTTGCTGAGCCCGCATACCAGATGCCATGGCGCCAGCGTGAGCACCATAGCCAATGGATGTCAGACGCCCAATGGCCTTATCCAGCACGGCCCGCTTTGCTGCCTCCCCTGGTGCCGCCAGATACGCCGCCCGAACCGAGTCGAGCGCACCAGCGCTGATGGCATCCTTCACCGTGGCTTTTGCCACCAGTTCTTTGGCTTGCCCCTCCACCAGATCCTTTGCCAACAGCTTGCCAGCGCCACGCAGGGCGGGCTTGGCGATAAGGCCGGCCCCCTTGGTGCCGCCAACCAGGCCGACAAACTGGCCCAGCACGGTAGAGAAGTTGCCCGCCCACGCGCGCGGATCTGCCCACGCATCGCCTGCCTCAATGGCGCCAGTCTCTGCATTTTCCTGAAAGAACTGCTTGCCCATGGCCTCACGCATGGGAGTAGACGCCTGATCCAGCTGCCCATCAGCCCAAGCACTGACGCCGCGCCCGGCATCCTTGATACCCTGCGAGCCAGTCAGCTGGCCAACCGTTTCAAGGTCGCCACCCAGGGTCTGCCCAAGGCCACGCTGGAACATGTCAACAGTGTCGCCGATGATGCCCTGCTCATCGCCAGCGCTGTCGTCTGGCTGCTGTGGTAAATAGCGTGCCCTGGCGGCAGCAATGAAGTCATCCCGGGTTGGCTTAGCCATGTAGTCATTCTCCGCAGGCAATAAAAAAGCCGGCCCCTGTTAAGGGTCCGGCCATGATGGGGAAATTTTGTGCCACTACTGTCTAAATGGCAAGCTCGGCTCTGCTATCACAGTGAGCTTGGTGGCATTCTTGCGGTGTGCGTGGCATCAAGGATTTTTGGCACCAAATGGGGCATCATGTGGTCATGTTATAGTTCCATTAAATGATCTTCTATGAGGATTAAAACAGAGGGATTTGTTATATGAAGAAAGAGATTGCAGCTATCATTATGTCAGTGTTTATTTTTAGCTGTGCCAAGCATGAGAATGTTTCTATTGATGGTCGAGATACCAATAGATGGGAAATTGTTAAAGACTGGAATGGACAAAAGGGGTGGATTGGGGCGTCTTATCATGATGACTTGGTCCAAGTAACCTTTGAAGCATTAAATAATGAATCAGCTTTCACATTGCTAGAAATAAATGCAACAAGATGCAATGGAGATCTAATTGTTGATGGTGAGCAATACAAGGCAACATCAACAAAGAAACAGAAGAGTGGGTTTTCTCAGTGCTATACGCAGGTGTTTGGCGACGAATCTATTGAGATAGCAGTCAAAATGGCATCATCCAATATAGTTAATTTCAATGGGCACGATACTGATGTTAGAGGTTTTGAATCCATACTTAAAAAACACTTCATAAATGAAGGGGAACAGAAAGAAAACGCAGGTATCAGCACTGTCGGCCATGCGGATGGCTTTAAAAAAGCCCTTGATGAATTGGCAAAATCAGCAGATGTTAAGTAGTAACTTACAAGATAAAAATACAATCAGCTGAACAAATTAGCCCGCCACTCGGCGGGCTTTATTATTTGTACATCTGCTGGTAAGCGCTGGATGCCATGGCGTCAGGATTTTTATTGGCATTCAGTGCCTCCCTGCCAGACTGTATCAATGCCTTCTCGATAGAGCGGTCACCCTGCATACGAGGGATGATGCCTTGCGGTTTTGGTGGCTGGGTTGCAGGGGGGGCGACTGATTGTTGTGGTGCCTGGGTCGGCTCAGCCTGCTTCTGCGGCGCCAAGGAAAGCCAGTAATTGGCGTAGCCTCCACCCCCAAACTCCCCCAGCAGTTGCTGGGCGCCAGGGTCAGATGCCAAGGTGTAGCCCAATGTATCAATCTCGCCCAGAGCTACTGCGCGCTGTTCATCGGTAATCTTGTCGTTCCCCATCAGCTCCGCCTTGCGCTTGGACAGCTGATCCATGGTGCCCATGATGTTCTTGGCGTGAGTCTCGCGGGCGCGAACGCTGGCGTTGGCCGCCGCTGCTTGCGTTTCCAGTGCAAGTCGCCTCTCGAACATGGCCCAGTCATGATCCCGGTTCTTCTGGTTCTCGACAGCCATTGCCTTGAATCGGGTATTGTTCTCTTCACGGCTCGCGTCGATCTGCTTCTGTGTCAACTTGTCACGGGCGGCCAGCTCCGTTCCCATCTCGTCTTTACGCTGAGCTGCTTCACGCAGGCGCTGCTGCTCCGCAAACCCTACCTGCGCGTTATTGACGGTACCGGCACCAAAGCCCTTGGCTAATGCTGCGAGCAGGCTCATGCTGCACCCCCTTGCTGTTCGGCTTCATCCATTTTTTGCACGATAGCCTCCAGTATCTGACTGGCCTCAGCCAGGATCTGATCGTCAATCACGTCGTTCTCGGCGTCCATCTCCTTGAGTTTGTCCATGGCGCGAAACAGGGCGTCGATCTTGCTATCTGGATCGCCAATTTTGCCCGATGTAAGCATCTCACGGCAGCCGGCATACACCGCTTTGACGATCTGCTGAGCAGGAACGCCGCGACCGGCTTCCATGGCCTGCTTGAGGATGGTGAAAATGCCCCCTGCCACCGCATCGGCCACCCCCTGGATCTTGTCCTCGCCGGCCTGCAAGCGACCGGCAACGGCCTGCCCACCATCACCAAGCAGGGTGGCGCCCAGCATCTCCATCAAGCTGGCATGCATGGCGTCATCATTACCGCCCTGCTGCTGTGGTTGTTGTGGTTGCTGGCCCTGCATACTTTGAATCAATCCCATTACTCACCATCCCATGCATACTGAGCCCGGATACCGGGGGTTACATCAAATCGGCTGGGGTTGAAATTAAAGTCGCCAGCCATGCTCTTATCGAGGTCATTGTTGTTTGGCAGCGAGTAGCGGGGCGGGGCTGATGCGGTATCGCCATTGCTGCCGCCATTGCTGCGATTTGCACCGGCTTGATTGAAGTTGTTACCGGCCTGTACGTTGAGGTCGTTGAGCGAAGCACCAAAGCCTGATGCTGGCTGAGTCAAGCCGCTCGCTACACCAGAAAGCAGTTGGCCGGCACCCGGCACCACGCCAGACAAAAATCCCAAGGCGGTTTTCAGGGTCGAGTCTAATCCCCCTTCTGACCCCAGCGCCTGCCCTCGCTGCCCCGTTAACCGTTCACTATCAAAATCACCGCGCGCAGCATCTCGGCCGATGCCTGAGAAGTAGGAGTCGGTATTTCCGATATCCCCGACCAGCCCCGCAACCGCCTTGCCGGCCCCTCCCAGCAGTGCGCCGCCAAAAATATTGGCGCCAGCCTGTTTGTTATATGCCCCTGATACGTCGGCAATATTGGTCTTGTCGCGGGCGGTTAGGGTGCCGCTCTGCGCCTTGCGCTGGAGGTTGCCGATCACCCCATTCACGTTGTCAGTTTTGATGGTTTCGTTGAAATTGGTAGACGGCCCCATACCAAGAGCGCCCTTGACCTTTCCACCAAGAGAACCATCGTGCATGCCATACATCGACGGGCCGCCGATCGAGCTGATGTTGTGGTTTGGAGGAGTAGAGGCTGCCTTGTAGTTGTCCAGGGTCTTGCTGACGGACGAAATGCGACTGGCGACGCTGTTGTTGTCGTTTCTTCCGCTACCACCTGAGGCTTGCTGCCCCTTGTTGTTGGCACCTATTGAGTTGTTGAATGAGCCCTTGCTCATGCCATAACTAGATCCACCACCAATTGAACTAGGCCCGCCGCGGCTGGTTGATGAAGATGCCCCCTTGCTGCCCGATGAACTCGCACCACCACTCTTACTGGATGCAGCACTCTTGCCGCTGGCACCTTGGCTGCTCCCATTGCGGTTATTGTTGCTAGCGCCCTTGCTCGAGCTGCTGGCGCCTTTGCTGCCGCCACTACTCCCCTTGCTGCTGCCGCTGCTGCTGCCCTTTCCGCTACCCTTTGCCATTTACGCCCCCTGCTTCTTGATGTTGGCAAGAAGCCCGCTGGTAAGGCCCCCCCCCGTAGACATGCCATCACCGGCAAGCCCTGGCGTTGATACTTGGTACTCGACCGGCGTCAGGTTGGCCGGCAGACCATTCTCCTGCCGTAATTGATCCTCCCTGCCCCATATGTCTTTCTGCATATTGCGCTGGTTCTTCTGAGCCTCTCGGTTCTCAAGGTATGAGCCGCCAGCGACCAGGGCTGAACCAAGTAGCGTTGCCGCACCCGGATTACTCTGCATCCAAGATCCCGCACTGGAAAGGCCACCAAGCACCGCATCGACCGCCTGATCGGCCATGTCGATCGCACTTGATACCATGCCGCCAAAATCAAACATGTGACCCCCTTACTTTACGTTCACGCCGGGCAATGATGCGGACGGGAACTTAGTCCAATCCGGTTTGATGGTACTGATGTTGGAGTACATCTGCTGGTACATATTCAGTGTCGAGTTGAGTTCGGTCTTCATGTTGTTGACCAGCTTCTCTTTGTCTGTAGCCTTCATCGTGTTGTCAGCCATGACAGCTGCATAGCGGTCGTTATAGGAGCTGACTGCCTTATCGACCGTGCTCATGTACATGCCGTGGGTGTTGGCCACTACCTGCTGGGCCAGCTGATCCAGGCTGGCCTTGTTTTGGTTATCCAGCACCCCCAGATTGTTCTTATGCAGCAGCTGATCCCGCTCAGTTTGATATTGGTTCTGAACGCCCAACTCTTTCAGGCGCTGTTGGCCCTCGGCATCCAGCACCCCCAGATTGTTCTTATGCAGCAGCTGATCCCGCTCAGTTTGATATTGGTTCTGAACGCCCAACTCTTTCAGGCGCTGTTGGCCCTCGGCATCCAGCACCCCCAGATTGTTCTTATGCAGCAGCTGATCCCGCTCAGTTTGATATTGGTTCTGAACGCCCAACTCTTTCAGGCGCTGTTGGCCCTCGGCATCCAGCACCCCGAGGCTGTTCTTGTACAGCAGCTGATCCCGCTCTTTTTGCAGTTGCGCATTGATATTGGCCATTCCCTTTTCATGGCCAAACTGGTTCCCCTGCATAGTAAGCTGATGACCGCGATCAATTCGGTTCTCGTCACTCTTCCATGCCTGCCCCGCGTTCTGACTGGCAATAGGTAACGCAGCATCAACGATCGCCCGTTGTGACGCCTCGGCACCGATTGAGCTGTTGGAGAGCCCGCGGCCCGCTGCGTACTGCTCACCTTTGGCCTTGGCCATGCGCATCAGCAAGCCACCCTGGCTGATCGTTTTATTAACCTGGTCGTTCACGTCTTTGGCATCAAAAGGCGTGGTTGTCGCTGTGATGGCTACCATATTCCCCCCAATAAAAAAGCCGCCAGATGGCGGCTTACTCAAGTCCCTGCATTCACCAGGTGAACGCTTGCACAGCGCCAACATCAGTTAGCGTGGAAACCGCCAGCTCTGCAGCATTGCTGGCCTGCCGGATCTGTTCGCGCAGCAAAAGAACATCCTGTACGGTCTCCACCCCGCTTTCCCCTATAAGCTCGCGCTCCTGTGCCCTTTGTAGGCGCCAATCTAAGGCCGTGATACGGCGCTCAGCTTCCGCTTTTATTTCCATCAGCTTGATGGTGACAACCTCAGCAATAGAGGGCGGTAGCTCCACCGGCTGAGTGCGCCATCGCCCGGGGTGGACTTCTTCTGCAAACTGCTCAGTGGCAACGATGACATTTACCACGGAGCCATCACTGTCGAGAATTTCAATATTCATCACTTAACTCTCCTGATTGCCACAATTCCCGGCCCCCCGCTCCGTACAGGGAAAGCTCCCGGCCCTTTATATCCAGGGATGGAATCCAGCCATACTTGGCCTGACGGGCCACCACCTGTAGCGCCCGCGCCGCCACCGCCACCGCCGTACCCCCCAGCAGCAGCCAAAGCCCCAGCGCCTGTGCTTAATGCAGCTAAGCCATCGCCACCACCAGCTCCGCCACCGCCAGCTCCATAAGACTCCGCTTGGAACGCCCCGCTACCGCCAGGGATATTTATATCTCCACCGGAGGCGCTACCCCCGCCGCCCCCGCCGCCCTCAGCCCCACCTCCTGACGACATTGATACTGCTCCGGAAACAGAGGAGGTTCCCCCAGCCGACCCGCCAGCCCCGCCAGCCCCAACAGTAACGGTTAACGCAGAGCCGGCCAGCAAAGATACAGACTGACGAATGGATACACCCCCCCCACCGCCGCCGACTCTACTACCACCACCACCACCACCATGCCCACCTGACATGCCGTTGGCCCCGTTGCCGCCACCGCCACCGCCACCACCTACCGCAATAATGTAATAATCCCCATCACTGGGGACGACGAAACTGCCTGACGATGTAAAGACGCGCCATGGGTACTCGGTGGGATGCTGGCGAGCAAGCACCTCTGAAAAACCTGCGTCAACATCACCGTCAAGGTTGGATAAATCATTCTTTACCCTTGCAACTTCTGCCAGCACAACAGGGGTGAGATCATTCATGCTCTATCTCCACAGACTCTGAACTTTCAAGGCGGCCTTCGCCGTCATAGTGATAAGTGGTTGTCGTCTGCCGCCCAAGGTAAATAGACACAGATGATAACAATCGCCCATTGGGGTCATATGTGAATGAGGATGACTTTGGGCCAGCTGGATATAGAGTTACCACCCCAGTCACCCTGTCGTTCGCATCATAGGTGAACGATGAGCTGACGTACTGATCAGCAGTGTCGGACCCATGCAAGAGATTAAGTACCAAGTCGCCGTCGGCATTTGGCTTTTGCCCGTTCAGCGACCTCATTGCCCCCACATCACCAGGCGTCAGCGCAATGTCGCCTGATAAAGGCTTGCCATTTACCTTTGTGGTTTTCGTCACTCGTGCTTGCATGTCTGTGTTGACACGCTCAAACCCCGTCTGAACTGCGCCAAAGTCAGCCTCTACAGCCTGGCCGTCTGCCAGCTCTCCTGGCACATATTCATTTAACCGATCGTAATAGGGATTAGCCACGCCTTGCCCTCCTAGCGAAATAATCCAGAGTTACACCAGTAATGGTGAAGTTTGGATCTGATGAACTTGTGCCCCCCATCAATATCGAGATGGACGCCGAGGTGCCAGAGAGGTCAATTGGTGCATTGGTGTACCCGTAACTACCGCTCCAGTAAAACTGGTTCCACTGAGTCTGATTCCAGATGGCAACCTGATCCCACGCAGCAGAAGGGTCCTCTGACACAATTGAGTGAACCTTCTGGCTTGTAAAGTGAGCGTCAATCATGTGGTCTATTGACCACTTAACCTGGATTGGCGCCTGATTAGGGGATGTTTGCTCCACAAGCGCGGTAAGCCAGGTTTTTTTCACCCCCGGCGAACCTGAGTGAGCGAATGGCAAGCGGATCCGCCATGAAATCGCGGCACCATCAAAAGACCGAGATTCCTTATCGATAGTGAACACCACCCCCTCACTACCACTTAAACAGAAAAATAGTTGCTCCCCCTGCTCCGTGTAACGCCAGACCCCTGCCACTGCAGATGGATATTGAAACGTGGTGGCCATCGGTGACCCATCAGCCAAAATGGTGACAGCAAGATGCGTCAGCCCTCGGCTGAATAGTCGGTATTGGTTTAGCTCTGCGATCTGCGTGGAAAAAGCCCAATCCATCCCGTCAATCATCGCTTTGAAGTGGTGATCCGGATCGAGCTGGTTAAGCGCGAAATCGCCAAATTCCTGAACCCGATCCAGCCTGACAAAGCCTCGGTCTGACAGGCCCACCGGGAGAAACAGCGACTGACCAGTCCCTGCGGTAATTCCCACAGACTCAGAAAGGGCTCTCTGCTCCCAGTCCTTCGAGCCAGAGCCATAAAGGCCAAAGACCTGCCGAGCCGATGCAATCACCAGCACGCCACCAGTCGTCGGCAGCATCGCTGTGATCTCATCACCAATAGAGAATGACTCCGCCCCCAGCAGGGCGCTCCAGGTGTGCGGGTTGCCAGGCGCACTATGCTGGTACTGCCCCCCTTCGTACCCGAGGAATAGATGACCTGCGTGGATGGCGATCGCCATTGGCTTGTCTTTTGCTGCATCAGGCTGGGCGTGTAGCGGGACAAGCCACCCGTCCTCCCGCAACTCAAAGGCCCTCTGCACACCTGATGCCACATAGGCGGCCCGCTGCCCAGTACCACCAAAGAAGTTGTGCACGGCGGCCTGATAGCTCCCGCCCGCCTTAATGGTTATCGCATCAACGCTGGCAACCGTGCACGTGGCATCACCAAGCCCAGTAAGCACATTGCCAACAGCCGGCGCGTCACCTGGGGATACGACGACGACCCCGCTCTTGCCATCAGCCGCCAACTGGGCAACACACCTGAAAACTTTGTTGTCACCGGTTCGAGTGAGGGTGACATCCCCGTTCGAGATGTTGGCCACATTGGTGACCGTCAGCCCCCAACCAAATGAGGTTATCTGCTGCCAACCCGCTTCGGAAGCCATGAACAAGCCGCCAGTGTTAACGTCAATGTCCCGAACGGCAAACACAGCACCGCGCACAGCGATAACCCCGCGCACAGGCCCCACTCCCGGCACCGGGCCTATTTGCGAACGGCGCCAATCTGCGGCAATGGCTTGGTTGGCAATGTTCTCGGCCTTGGTTTTGCTGTATTCGCGGCCATCCTGCTGCGCGATATAGCCGACACCAGCTATATCCAAAATCGTTCCCGCGGTAATGCCGCCTTCAATAATGACGGCGTTAATGAAATGACCCGATCGGGACAAGTACGCCCCACTACCTCCCGCCCAGGTGATTGCTGTGAATGCTGGATGAGCAGCGTCAGGGGCATCACCCACATCAATTGAGGTGAACTTTCGGTTCCGGCTTGGTGAGGGGCGCCCGTCAAATCGGTCATAGCCAAGCGTCCTGGCGTAACCGCCACTTGCCAATGCATCGACGTTCACCGCTGCCAGCGCAAACCCGGGAGCCTTCGCCAGCGGCGTGGTTGATAGATCAATGCCCCCTTTCAGCGGGATGAATGTGCTATTTCGAGTTGGCATTTTCACCATGAGGCCCCGCTAACCAGCGACAGTGGCGGCACGTACCGCTTCACCAGCAACCCGTAATAGACATTCCACTCGCGCTCACCAATGGCGATCAACTCAGTTGCGGCCTGTCGATACCCACTCTGAGCGACTGCATACCAGACGATAGCCATATGATAGGGCGGCTCAATGTGCGGCACGTCCGACTCTACCGTCATCGTTTGGGTCGGTATTGGTGTTTCACCACGCAACCACTCCCAGTCATTACGCAGCAGCTGGATCTTCTCCCAGCTTTCACGGATCGCGTCTGCTGCGGCCAGGGTGCGGGGGTTGCCATCAGCCAGGTTTTTCGGTGGGCCGCCGAGGTCGTGCACCTCTGCGGCATACCGCCTGCATAGCTCGAGGAAGGTCATGATTATCCGACCAGGCTGACCGGGTAGGACTGCACAGTGCGAGGAATGAGGGAACCGTCGTCGTGCTGCTCGTAGCGCATCTCGGTGGCCTGCATCAGCACCTGGTAAACGGGCTCCGGCACCTCGGCCACAGTTTCACGCTTGATGATGTAGGCGACGCCATTGACGGAGGCGTACACATCATCATTGCCGCGACTTTGGGGATCGCGGGAAATACGAATCTTGACGCGCTTGGCTTCGTTGATTTCGCGCTGTTCGATGGTGGGGGCTCCGGTAATCGCTTCTGCGCTCGGGGCGGTGCTTGCGTCACGGTTGACGCCGTTCGCCTGCTCCTGCTCAACGATCTCGGCAACCAGCTTGTCACGGCTGGTATTGGCAGCCTTGTCGATGCCGAAGTTATCGGACAGGTATTTGCGCAAATCGGCAGGCGATGCGTTATTGAGGTCGATCAATTCCATGGTGCTTGTCTCCAGAAAAAGAAAAAGGCCCGCACTGGGCGGGCCTTTTATGGGCGGCGTATTAGAGGGCGGTAACCGCTACCTCGATGCGGGTCATCCACAGCTCGTTCAGGCGAACTGCGGCAAACCAGCTTTTCCAGGAGGCAGAGCCACGCTGACCGAGCGGGTCACCACCACGCGGGGTGTTGGGGTTCAGGATCATCGGCACGATGGAGCCCGGGCCGCCGTTGCCCTTGAGCGGGACGATGCCAAAGCTGTTCTGGCTCAGCACCACCATGGGGTACACGTCGGCACTGGTGCCGCCAGTGGACACCATGGTGCCCTTGGCGCCGCCTGCATCCGGCAGAGAGGTCAGCACCGGGGAGAGCACGAAGCGGAACTCTTCCACAGATCCGATCTCTTCCGGGCACAGCGGCTGACGGGTGCCGTACTCGGCAACCGACTTGAAGCCAGCCAGGCCGCGAATGTCGGAGTCGCAGTCGGTGTGAGCAACCACTACGAAGGCGGCCTCGACCGGCTTGGTGCCAACGCTGACGGATGCAGCCAGGATCTTGGTGATCTTCTTGGCGCGCTGCTTCTTGAGCGAACGAGAGGCCAAGCGCAGCTTGTTGAGGCTGATCGCGGTGTTCACGCCGTTGCGGGCGGTGCCGTTGGCGTAAATTACGCTGGTGCCACCAGAGATAACGCCCCAGGTCAGCACTTCGAAGGTTTCAGCTGCCTGCTCGCCCAGCAGCATTTGCACATCCTGCAGCACGGGGTCTTCGTGGGTATCGGCGATCACGTCGGTGATCTCGGTCCACGCACCGTACTGCGCCATGCCGACAGTCACATCCTGGTAGGCCATCTTCTGGCTGGACGGGGTAACACCCTCGGCCAGCGGAGTGGTGGCCGCAGCGAACGGCACAGGGCGGCGGAACTTGACGGTTTGCCCCTTGTTCTTGGGCTGTGGCTTGGGGTCACCAAACTTTTGCAGCACCAGGATCGGCTCGGCGTGCTCGAGCATCTTCACTTCGGCAATGATGCCAACACGCGGGGAGATATCCCCGTAGGTAGTAGTAGCCATGATTTATCTCTCCTGAATCAGTATTTGCGCTGCGCCAGCCGCTTATCCGCATCGGCTGCGGCACGACTGAACGCAGAGGCTTCATCCCCTGTATCCACCGTGGCGCGGCCCTGGCTGCCGCCTAGCGGAGCCATATCTGCCAATTTGCGCTGGCGCTGCGCGTTGCGTTGGGCTTGAGCTGCTTGAGCTTGGAGTTGGGTGGACTTGTAGAGGGTCAGCACCACATCGGCGTCTGCTGCGCTGTCAGAGTTAGCGATGCTCTGCACGGAGGCTGGCTGCTGAGTGATCCAGGCTTGAAACTCCTGACTCACAACAACCGTTTCAGCATCGGGGTGCCGACGCATCAACTCGTCAGTCTCGATGGCGATCAGCTCTTCGTGCTGGCGCACCTGTGCCTGCTCACGCAGTTGGGCAACCGGCTCCTTTACTTGTGAGATTTCGCTGCGCAGTCCATCGCGCAGAGCATCAGCAACGCCTTGCATATGGTCAGCAATGTCGGGGTAATCCTCGCGCATCGCTGCAATGCGGCTTTCCAGGGCGTCGAGCTGGCGGGTGGCATCCTTACCATCCCCCTTCTTGTCTGCCTGCTGGATGCTGTTGATCTGCTCATTGAACTGGCGCTCTTTCTCGGCAAGTTGCCGCTGTGTAGCGGCATAGCGACCGTTGGCGGAGCGAGCGGCCTGAGCCTCCCGATCCCGGTCAGCTAACAGCGATTGCAGATAGGCGCGCTGCTCGGGTGATGCATCAGCAAACAGGTCATCTTCGGATGCGGCTTGCTGCTCAGCAGCAGAGGCGGCCTCCTGTTGATGCTGTTCATCGTCGCCAGTGGTGGCGCCGGTCTGGTTGTCTCCGTGCTGCTCGTCGTTTTGCGGCTCGCTGGTTGCGGGCTCACCACGCAAACGCGCATCAGCGGCACCAGAAGCCTGTGCGAACACGTCCAGATCGCGGCTATCGGCGGCGTCCTGGTGGGCTTCTGTTGCGGCTTGGTCGTTCAGGTGATCCATGTAAAATCTCCAAAAAAAAAGCCCGCACAGGGCGGGCTACAGTGGCTTGCCGGAATTACTCGGCTGGCGTGAAATCTTTGATAAGGCTGTCGAGCAAACGGATCTGGGCTCGGGTGGCCTGAGTCTGCTCGTGCTCCATGTCCTGCTCCAGGTCAGAGCGCAGCTGCTTGAGCTGGTCCTGCAGGTGGAGCAAGACGGCATTGGTGTCCTGGCTACGGGTGAGCATGGCGTTATCAGCTCGCCACGGATGGGTTATCAGGGCGCGGCGTGCCGTTCAGGTCGGCCAGCGCGTCGGCGTCGGTCAGGACTACAACATTCTGCGCGTCGTGCAGCTGCTGCTTCAGCAGGTAGCCTTCCAGCATCCACACCTTGTTGATGGCGTTCTCGCGGGCGATCTTGCGGCCCAACTCGGCGCTGAAGTTCTCCGGGCTGGCGCAGGCGCTTTCGCCGGTAACAGTGAAGCCGTTCTGCAGGGTGAGCACGCAGAAGGTCAGCAGTGACAGTGAGTCGTGAAACGGGTCGCCGGAAGCTGTAGCGCCATCAGCGGCGGTGAAGTATGTCTCAGCAGCGATCACCTCTTCGATGCGCTGCGGGGTGACGCGCGGCGCAGTCAGCCCCTTGGCTTGAATCTCTTGCTCGATTTGCTGATCGCTCATTGCAACTCTCCAAATTGATAGTCAGGGTCATGCTTCACATCGTCGTGGACATAAACCCTGTTGCCAGAAGCCAGTCCAATAACCACGCCATCTTCCTGCTCTGGCTCAATATCGCGCTGACAAAATGGGCAGTATTTGGTTTCACTCATACCCATCCCCAATAAAAAAGCCCGGCACATGGCCGGGCATAATATGCGCACCCCAGATACACAAAACCCCGCACGAGGCGGGGCAAATGAGACTCTGGCAGTCTTAGAGCTATTTTGTGCCACCTGCTGGAAAAGTCAACTATTCCAACCCGTAATTCCCGTTCGGTGGCAGGATCTGCTTCATCTTCACCTCGGCCATGAACTTCTGAGTGTCGTGAGCCTGCTCCTTATCCAGCTTCTCAAGCTCTATCATCAGCTGCGCCTGGCTCATCTGCTTGTTCTGGGCCAGCTTCATCAGCTCGATGCGCTCACGTCGCTGGCTGTCTTCATGCTGCAGTTGCATGGTGGCCAGCTTGAACTGACTGGAGAACTGCAGCTCCTGCTGCTTGAGTGACGCCTGCATCTGCGCCATCTGCAGGGCGCCAGCACTCTTCATCTGGGCGAGCTGAGTCTCATGCTCAAACTTGGCCTGAGCCAGCTGCTGCTCCATCTGCAACTTGACCAGCTGCGGATCCTGCTGCCCTGCCTCTTGCTGCTGCTTGATGGCTGCGTCGTACTCTTCCTGGCTGCGCAACACCTTGGCATTGTCGATGTGCATGGACTGGAACAGGGTCTTCATCGCCTCATACGGCTTGAACATCGGCGCAAAGGTCGGGTTCTGAGTGTACTTGTCCAGGATCTGGGTCAGCTGGGCGGTCTGGATCTCCTTGACCAGCAGCGCACTGGTACCCCTGGCCTGCACCTCGAAATCCCCCTTGATGGCTGCGTCCTCACCGAACTGCATATTCCAGTTGTAGAAGCGCCGGATCATTGGCTTGGTGATGTTGTCGTCATACTCCTTCACTTGCTGGCGCCGCACGGCGTTGGCGGCGTTCATCAGCATGCTCATGCCGCCCAAGGTCGGCGTCACCTGCCCCTGCTCACCCTGGCTTATCATCGGCACCCCTGCCTCGCGATCGAGCAGGGAGAGCGCCAGCTGCAGGATGTTGGCCATGTCACTCTGACGGCTATCAAAGTGGAATACCCCGAACGCCTTTTGCACCTCTGCATACTGCTGGTTGGAGTCCATTTCCCACACTTTGAATGGCGTAGCCTCCCAATTTCCATCCACTGGGGAGATCAGGCGCTTGTTCACCACTACCTGTGGCCCCACCGTCTTGGCAGCGTTGTCCAGCATGGCCCGCCAGGCGCTGTTGATGATCCGCTGAGGGTGGCGCATCAGGTACGGCATGGACAGGCCGAAGATGCTCCCCTCATCCGGTTCGCAGACATAGACGGAGTAAGGCCACTCCATGGTATCCATCGGGTTGATGGTCACTTTCAGGATCACGTCACCGGAGAAAATGGCAACGCCATCAAACTCGCGCCCCTCCATCTCGGTGATGTCCACCCCAGCAACCAGCAGCACCTCAACTGGGATCGGGCCGTGATATGTCCAGACCTCAAACCTAGAGTCTTGGTTGGTTGGGTTGAGCCCGCACAGGTAACGGATCTGGTCAACGAACTCGGCGTAGCGGGTGCGGGTCGAAGACGGGTCTTGCGCCAGCAGCTTTTCTACCTGCTCCGGGATGAAACCCATAGATTCCATATTGAGCAGCCGGCGCAGCTCCTTCTTGGTCATGTACTCCCGCTCGTAGACGAACTCGCAATCGTCCCAACGGGTGGCCCCCATATCCGGCACGAAGTCCCAAGGCAACACGCAGCGAGCCCCTGGCTTGAGGTCTTTCACAATCTCAACCGACCAAGAACCATCCTGGCTAGGCAGCCACGCCTGCTTGATGGCACTCTCTACAATAGGCCCCTTGATGATCCCGGTACCTATCTTGGCAGCGTAATGCAGCATCCGGCGCGATTCGGCGTTGTAGTCACAGGCGATCAGCTGGTCGTCAATCGTCTTTTCCATTGCTGTCGCGGCGGCCTGGGCAGCGGCCAGCACCTCTGCAGCCTGCTGAGCCTCGGTCGTTGGCTGTTGCTGCCCGTCCATGCCCTGCTGTACCCCCTTGGCCAGCATGGAGAGCTTCGGATCCGGCGATGGCGCGATCCCGTAGTTCTTGTCATCGACAGGGAACAGCATATCCCCCATCTGAGCAGCCCATGCGTCGGTCTTCTCGCGGGTGATGTTGACGAAGGCCTGCGACTTCTTGGCCCTCTCCAGCTCCTTGATAAAGTCAGGCTCGTACTCCCCGCGGTACTGGCGCAGGTCATCAAGCCAACGCTGTTCGACAAGGCTGCGCTGCTGCAGCTGATGCTCGATATCGCGAAAGCGGCTGGCACCAAACAGATCAAGGGGCGAGAGCTGTTCCACCATCTCGGAGGACAGTGTGATTTCAGTCGGGTTTTGCATGGTGTCAGTATCCTGTTACAGAGTCGGCGGCGCGCTGCGCTGCCCTGGTGGCATTGCTATCGATGGTTTTCTTGCGGTCACGTTCCGGCATGGCACCGAGGCACAGGTACTGTGTGGCGTCTGCTGGGTGGGAATACTGGTTCTTGTCTGGCTGGTCGGTGAACTTGGTGGCGCCTGACACGTTGAGCTGCTTGTACTGGTAGCCAGTCTCGAAGGCCTTGATGATGACGCGACAGTGCGGGCTGATGATGAGCGCCGGCTGCCCCTTGCCGACAAGGCGAGAGAGCCACCACCTGACCCCCTCAAGGCGAGCCATCAGGTTGTTGGTGTGCGCAGGCTCTGCGTTCATCCCCTTGTTGCCAAGCACTTCGAAGCAGGTGGTTTCGTCTGCCTGACTGCGGCCTACACCTGCTGGATCTCCCCAGATAGTGAACTCCATGTTGGCGTAGCGGCTGGTCAGTAGCGGAGACAGCTGCTCATCAATGAAGCGTTCTATCCCCATGCCGGTGGCCACCACCTCATCCAGGATGCGCAACTGCCCGAAGGCGGTTACCTGGCCGATGATGGCGGCTGGGGTCAGGCCGAAGTCCATCCCGATGATGATGGGCAGCGACTTGATGGGGCCAAGCTTGTCCTTGGCGACATGCAGATCCCGGTTGAAGTGGTCGATGAAGACCGGCTTGCCGGTGGCCACAGTGGCGAATCGGTTGCAGATGCGCGACCGAACCCAGTTGAGCGTCTTGCCGCCGAGCTGATCGAACCAAGCATCAAAACCCTTTTTGTTGTTCTTGACGTTCTCGGCTTTCGGGTTGGCGACGAACCGGCGCCCCAGGTAGTCACGGAAATAGCCGGCATCAATCAGCGCTTGCAGGTCTGGCGACATCGGCGCACCTGGTGATACCTCGACCAAGGCCCCCGGCTGCTCATAGAAACTCCAACCGACCGGCTTGAGCGGGTTGCCGTCATCGTCCTGGCCATGCTCAAACTCATGCCACCAGTGGTCCTCATCCGGTGAGTTCGTGTCCATGATGAGCCCGCACCACGTCGGGCCGCCGTCCTTGCCTGATGGGTAACGGGCCTGCACCGCCCGGGATGCCGCCTCGTTGACGATGTTCAGGTCGAGGAACTGAGCCTCGTTTATCCAGACGCCGGTCATCTCAAGGGACAGCATCTTGCGAATGTCCTTGGGGCGGTCCATCGACAGGAAGAAGAACTCCGCCTCGATGATGGTTTGGCCGTCCGGGTGCGGGATGCGCATAAAGCCAACGATCGGGGCGTCGAACTTGATGGGGCACACCTCTTCCGGGATCCAGTCCTGAAAGGTCTTGATGACCGTGGCCTTGAGTTCGCCGTAAGTGTTCCGGATGCAAACCCAGCGCGTCTTGCGCACGCCGTCGGCGTTGGGCTCCTGGTTGATGGACACATCCAGCATGAACATGACGCAGCCAACTGACTTTCCTGAGCCCACCGGCCCTCGCACGGCGGCGATCATGGGCCGCTCCCGATGGATTGCTTCGAATGTCGGGCTTGGGGAATAGGTGATGGTTCTAACCTCCATCGCCATCACCTTGATTCATAAAGCCCAGGTTCCACATAACCTGGACGCCGCTGCTCTTGCCCTTGCGCAGGATCTCGTACTCGACCTTGGCCTTGGCGGTGAGCGCCCGGTCTTTCTCCATCAGCACGGTCTTGTGCTTGGTGCTCTCGACGATATAGGGGATCTCGACGATGGTTTTCTCGAGCTGCATGATGCGACCAAGCACGCTATCCATGGCGCTCGTCGTTCTGGTGTAGAGCTTGTAGAGGTCCATGCGCTGCTCTATGTCCAGCTCACCCTCTGGCAATTCCAAATCCTTGGCGATGCGCCCCAGGGTAATAACGCCGTTCCGGAAGCCGCAACGCATGGCAAGCAACTCGTCGGACAGGTTGGCTCGCACCGCGTCCTCGATCACCTCATCTGGAAAAAACTTGGCATACACGCCGTGCCGCTGGGCAGGCTGGGCCACTTTGCTGGTGCGAGGCTTGGGAGTTTTCTTGCGATGGTCGCGGTCTGGGTTGAGCGCGTCATTCACCGTGCCAGCAGTACGACGCGGCGGTCGCTTCGCTGGCGGCTTCTTGTCTGATTTCTCGGTCATGGTTATCTGGTACAGCGCTCCAGTGCGTCGATGAAATCGAGCAGGCGAGCCGTGGACTCACCAGAAAGAGAAACCCCGCCATCAGCGGCGGGGTTCCATTCCAGATGTGGTGCAGGCGGCGGGCAGTTAGGGTTTATGCTCGTCGTCGCGCACCCGGTCAGAAGCAGCGCCAAAGCGATCGGCAAAGCGCCCTTGCGGGTCATCGTGATTCGCATCGTGATCCTCCTGTATTTTCCTGGCTCGCTGCAGCCGGAGCGCCCGCATCAACTCGTCAGCGAACAACTCCAGCAACTTGAGGATGGCGGTCACTGCCTTCGCGCCTTGTCTGCCGGCAGGTTCAACGCCACCTTGTCCAGGATCTTGGCGAGCCCAGCCAGGAAGGCTTGCACCTTGCCGATGATCTCATCGTCCCGAGTGGACGGGGTGATGGCCGCTATCTGGGCCAACCCCTGCACAATCATCGACGCCGCACCGACTACAGCCAGCAGGATCAACAGCCAATTCATCGCAATTTCGATAATGTTTTCCATTACTACCTCACAGGTTACAAATCCGGCTCAGCCAGCCGTAGGCATTGGCCTCCTGCGACTCCTGACGTTCAGCCAGGGTGATGCAGTGGGCAATCCGAAGGGAGTTGACGGCCTCGGCCAGCAGCCGCTTGCCGCCAGCACCGCGAGCTTTGATGTAGCTCTCCAGCGCAGAAAGAGAACGGGGCCCGATGGCCCCGTCTACTTTCATATCTGGATAGAGTTTCTGTCGATCGTTCAGCACGTTCAGCAGGCGCTGGAAGTCGGTGGCCGCTCGACCAGGGCCTGAGTTGACCCCGTAGTCAAACAGGTAAGTGGCCAGATCGGCATCGAACACTTCGATGGTGGATAGGCGCAGCTGGTTCCAAAAAGAGGTGTACACCTTGATCGCCTCGCTCTTGGGATAGTCACGCATGTGTCCGGAGTAACCGAACTGGCGCGCAGTGGCCTGTGTCACCCCCCAGCGAGTGGGGCCGCCGCGATCCTCAGCACGGTCGGTGAACTTCTCCCCGCCCTCACGCTCAATAACCTCGTCAATAACTTGCAAACGGATGCTCATGAATTTCTCCCACCCATCCAGCCGGTCGCCCGACGTTCGTATAAATCCAGCGCCTTGGAGCCCATGTAGCCAGACATACCAGCCATGAAGCCACACAGCGGCAAGGGTGCAGAGAAGTACCAGCACAGCAGCATGGTCAGCATCCCGGCAAAACCGGACACCACAATCTGCAGCAGCGCTTCAAACCAACGAAACTGCCGCCCCTCCCGTTTGACTGTCTGTATGTAGGTCACAAGCCCTCCCCAAACACTCAACCCGCCGAATGCCAGATAGGCCAGCAGGCTGTAATTCTGCGGATCCTTCTCAGGCATCCTTCCCTCCCGTGCGGAAACGAAAAAGCCCGCACGAAGGCGGGCCAGATACGAAAAAGCCGGGCTCAATAAGAGTCCGGCTATGATGGGTAGATTTTGTGCCACACGTCAGCAAATAGCAAGCAATCGCAGATATTGGCTGGCGTCGGATTATTGACGGTTGGCGTTTCTGAGCATTCGCCCCATAGCGGTGTAAGCGGCAATTCTAACATCAACGCGCGCACTTTGAGTCCCCTTCTCTAGCGCCGCAACGAGTAGCCCTTCATCAATAATTCCACTCTCACCAATAGCGAGCAGTGAAGCAATCTTTATATCATTGCGCTCCTCGCTCACCCCAGCCAGCAAGGCTTTAACCAACTTCTCTTCGTTAATCATCACGCACTCCCGTGTTTGTGCTTATTTCATCTTCCGGTACCGCTCCACCTGCTGGAGAAAGTAAGTCTGCATCTCACCCTTGTAGTTGCCAGCCTCACTCTCTGCTGGTGTTTTGATATCCGGGTTCCTTTCCTTCCAGACCGCATAGGCGGCCGCCTTTTCTACTTCCACCCGTTCTTGTTGCTCGGGTGGCAAACTGCAAAGATTGTGGCTCATGGTGCCCTCCTGCTACCGATGATACCGCATGGGGCTGAGAGGAAAAGAAAAAGGCGCCACATGGGCGCCTAATCTAGGGTGCGAGTCACCGGTAATAGCTGGTAAGCTCTCGGCGGCCATAGAGGGTAAATATGACCTCTCCATCCAGTACGTACACATCATCACCGGAGCTGGAGATGTGGCACAGCATCAGCCTGTCATGCCTTGCAAGCTCCACGGCATCATCTTCGCCATACCCTCTCTTGTTCAGCTCTTCCAGAACGGCCAGCTTCACGCTATCCATCATGCGAGATGACAGATCGCAGGCGAGAGAAGACATGTTAACCACCGGAGCTTTCCCTAAGGTTACCTCCAGCCTATTGGCATCATCCCGACTAATGACGGCTCGCAGCCGGCGCCCACTACCAGAAGCAACCACCTCCTCACCCCACGCGGAAAAGGGGACTGGAACCTTATAGCGCCCCATAGAGAATGGAGTTCCGCCCAATTCAGGCTTGAGCGGATAGGCAGTAACCTGCGGCATATCCTTGTGAGTATGCCTCATCTCAAACCACACCCGACCACCCCTCCCCAGCACATCGATGTCGCGAGCACTGAACAGGATGTTAATTCCTTGCAGGGGGATCAGCTCACCACCCCCGCCCTTTATGTGCAAACCCATGGGGAATCGCATGATTACGCAGCCTTGGCCTTATCCAGGTACTGGTGAAACGCCCGAACCGCGTCACTGTAGCAATACTGCAGTTCCTGAGCTGCGCTGCGCTCTGCATCGGTGGCCAGTGGTGGTGCCGAGATGTATCCGGCGTGACAGTGCGGGCAGGTATGCGGCTTTGGCTTGGTGAGTTCACCGGTACCGGAGCAGGCTGGGCAGCGCCCGCCCTGGGTATCCCGCTCACAGCGAGAGAGAATGAGTGCCCGCACCCGAGCCGCGTTATCGTGATCCCCCAGCAACTCCAGCTCCAGAGCCCGCCTTGCCTCACGGCGTCCATATGGGTGGTGGCGCTTGTAGAGGCGTAACAGTCGCTCACTGTCACCCTGCAACCCTGCCGCACTCATCACGGCGCTGGGTGGGTAACTCTCGACGAGCTGACGCACGGCCAGCCCATCAGACAGATGACGGGCACGCAGTACCATCACGCCGACAGGGTGCAGGCGCTCAGCGTGAGCCAGGGCGGACAGCACCTCCTCGCGCCCTACGCCATCCGGTGAACGACCGGATCGCTGTGACTCTGCCTCGATGGATACAGCCTTGGGGCTGTGCAATTTGATAAGAAGCTCGATGCTCATGGGTTGGTCCTCTGGTCTTGGTCCTGATTGAAAGCGGCAAGCAGCCAGGCGCGAAGCTGGCCGGATTTGATGTGCTCGGGGGTGGCCTCGATGACCGTCCATCCCAGCAGGGCGGCCTCGTTAATCTTGGCGCGATCCTCTACGAACCCCCTCCCCCGGGTGTGCCTGCCGCCGGAGTGGATACCACCGTGGATCTCGACGGCGATCATGTGGGTGGGCCACGCGAAATCGAGGCGCCACTTGCGGTGCGGGTGGAATACCAGTTCTGTGGTTGGTTCTGGGAAGCCTACGAGCTGGGCCAATACTCGCTGGTGCAGGGTGCCCACCTGCTGCGCTTTCTTGGCCTGTTCCACGACCTTCTTGGCTTTCGGGTGCTTGCTGAGTAGGCGACCGGCCTCAATAGCGGATAGGTGGATCATTCGAGGTAGGTATCCATGAAGCTGACCTTGGCATCCTCAAGCTGACCAAGCAGGGTGAAAGGCTGATGCCCGTTGGCCACTGCCCTGGTGCAGGATCCATCACCGTTTACGGTAACGATAAGGCAGTTGACCACTTCACCGCGCCTGGCGCTATCCAGCATGCCCTCAAGGGTGGAGATCACGTTGGCACCGCTCTCCTTCTTGACCGCGGATAGATTGATAACCTTGTCGCTCATGCCGCCCTCCCGATGGTGTTCTTGCGCAGCACGGCCACTTCACTAACTACCTGGGCCAGCAGTTGCTCCTCGCTGCCGTGCTCCTGCTGCCAGGTGCGCGGCGCGGCGTGGAATCCAGTGAGGTAGCAAGCGCGGTGGTGCCGGGGGCAAAGAGGGAGTACCTGGGTGTGAGCGGCACGCTGGGCCATGCCAGATCCAGAGCGCACATGATGGATTTCCGCTGGTGTGGCGCCGTAACCGGCATTACGGCAGGCAACGCACCCCAGAGAGGCGACATCGGAGAGATGCTGCTTGTCAGTCTTTGTCTTGCTCATGCAGCCGCCCTCCCGTATGCCGCCACCCAGTCGAAGCCACGGCGGGATTCATCCCCGAACCGCACGCCCTGCTGGGCACCGAAAGACTGGGCCAACTCGATGAGATCGCGCATCTCGCGCACTGTCATCTTGGAGGTAGACTTGCCCAGCACCACGAAGCCGTTGCCGTCGATATTCGGCACAACATCCTGCTGGTACAGGGCGGCAGACAGGACGTGCTTCCAGTCCTCCTTGGAGAGCTTGCGACCGTGCCAGTCCACCTGTTCGGCGATGTCGGTCATGACAGCCCAAAACAGGGCGTTCTGGGCCAGACTGCGAGTCATCTCCTTGATTTCGATGATCAGCGGTTTGTCCTGGTCAACCGGCAAGCCGGCAACCAGCTGGCAGGCGCGGGACCGGATATCAGGGCTGCGGAGGAAATACTTGGGGTAGGAGTTCATGCTCACCCCCGCTTGGCTTTGTTGCGGCGACGGCGGGCGGCGCGCTTGGCAGCGGCAGCGTGGTCATTCCGCTGGTCTGGCTGGCAGTATGAGTAACCTGCGCGAAACACTGGGAAGCTATCACGCAAGATTTCATCCCCAAGGCTCAGTGTTCGCACGGTGCCATGGGTTGGTAGCTTGAATCCGAGGAAGTTGTTCATGCCGCCACCGCCTTAGCCGCAACGGCCTCAGCAGTGGGGAACGGCGAGAGGCGGTAATGCCACACATGCTTGCCGTCGATGTTCTGGTTGCTGGAGTGTTTCTCCCAGCCATGGCAACAGACTTCGCGCAGGCGGGCGCTGATGGCAGCTTGGGTGTCGGCGTGGCCGTAGCGGCTCCAGCACTCGCGTTCAATGTCGCGCAGAGTGCGTGACTTGCCATCGCTCATGATAGCAATAACGCGCCCCAACTGGGTCGCGGTAGATAGATCTCGGGTAGTCGGTTTCTCGGTCATATCGGGGTCCTTTTGGTTAAATCACCGGGTGGTCTAGGTCCGGTACTTGCTCATGTTACGGCTCGGTACTCCCTGTGTCACTGGTTGGCAAGGCCCTCCCCACACAAGTTATCCACAGCTCCATTTGCAACACCACCTCTCAACACCAGCACTGGCGCGCCTCTCAGGCGTTCGGCCTCCTGCGCCACTTGCTCCGGCGTCGTGTCGAGCACCAGCCAATGCCCAGCCCCACGCTGGCAATCGGTGTACCCAAGTGCGGCGATATCGTCGGACACCTCCAGCAGAACCCGCTCCCCACTCCAGCCACGAACAGCCGGGTAAATCACAACTCGGCAGAACTTTGCCTCGCGCACGGCGGCGATCACGTCTTGGTTGAACATTCCTAAATCCTCCCTGTGATGGTGTAACCACGCTGACGGCGTTCGGTGAAGATTCTCTCCAGCTCGACCTGAACAGCCCCGTCCGTCACCACACCATCACGCTGCAGCACGGTAACGGTCGCCTCCATCTCGCACGCCCGAATGGATATCGCCAGCCTGGGTGACGCGACCGGCACTGCGGCCGCAGGCAGCCGGCGCAGTATCTCGGCCCGCACCTCTGCAGGGCGGGGTGCAAACTGGCGCTCAACGTCGGCCGCCATGTCCTGCACCACCTCCCGGATCTGGGCTGGAGTGAACCCACGCAGCACGCCACCCCATGCCAGCGCCGTGCCACGGGCATTGGCATCCAGCTGGTTGGCACTGGCTGGCCAGCTCCCGGCCATCAGCGGCAGCAGCTCCTCCGCCATGAACGCGGCCATGCGATCGCTTATCTGCGGCGCATCTTGGTTGGCAGGCATGGCTGTCACGTTAGAGGGGAGTGTTGTCGTCATAGCTGACAGCTCCCGATTCGAGTAGGGCTTTCGCCTGTTTCTGGGCTGCAGCAATGTTGGACATCGGCTTGCGCTTACCCTCGAAGCCCTCCCATTCGCCGTTCACGCAGCGCGGGCGACCGATCTGCTCCCAGCGCTGGGCGCCGGCCAGGTATCCAGCAAACTTCTGCGGCGCAAACAGGGTCATGGGCCGCAGGTACTCGGCCATTTTCAGGTTTGCAGACCAGTGCTCGCGCTTGAAGTCGGTCACCAGTTGCAGATCGGCCACGGAGTAGCCCTCCGCCAATCTCGCGTTGATGTTCTGCAGGGTGGTGGGTTTGGCCTGATAGCGGCGATTGCATGCGGCGTTGAAGTGGTTCAGCACAGCCAGAGAATCGACTGATGGCTCTGCCGTTTTTTTGGTCTGTTTTGTTTCGCCAGAAACAGAACAAGAGATCTGTTTATTATCTTCAGAGTTTATATTGTTATTAATGATAAGATCTTCGGCATGATACTCCGCACCTAACTCCGCGCCGCTGAGTTGGCGATCAGTCTCCAACTCCATATCTGGTGCGGCCTCAAACTCCGCGCCATACTCCGCGCTAAAGTGTTGCGAAACTCCGCGCTGATACGCATCGAAATTGAGCAGGCTGATGATGGTGTAACCACTCTTGCCCTGCTTTGTCGTCCTGCCGATCCCCCCTTCTGCCTCGAAATAATCCAGCGCCCGGCGAGCCTGATCCTCAGACACTCCACACGCTTTACCGAGCGAACGGGCGGAGCATGCCAGCTGGCCACGATGAATGGTGAGGCGATTGCCGTTGAAGATGACTTCACGGCTCTCGTAAGCCGCATCCAGAAGCAGGTGCAGCCACACCGATTTCTTGGCAACGTCCTTGTACCAAGGGGAATTCAGCATCGACGAGTAAGCGAGACGGAAGCCATTACGGGCATTTTCGCTCACGCTGCTACCTCTGCTGATAGGTTTGGAAATGGGGGCGACTGCCCCCGGGAATTTGAGAACAGTGCTCATGCTGCGTACTCCCGAAACAGATCAAGCTGGAACTCAACAGGGAAATTGCCCTTGATGGCGTTGTGCTCGTCGTCAGTGATTGAGTGCTCAAGCGCATAGGCTTGGATATCCATCACCCCGAGCTGGCGCTGCAGGCGCTGCCAGAACTCCGCGCGCTGGATGATTTCGTCCAGGCTGGCAGGCTGTCCCTTGCTGATGGTCACGATCCGGTTGTGCAGATAGAACTTGATTGCCTCTGCCGGGTCCTCCCCCGTGCAGTCAATGGCGATAGGGTTGCTGATGAAATGTTCGAGCCACTCAAGTGCCGCAGTTCTGTCAATGGCCATCTCCTGCGAGCTCTCAAACGACAGGATCGGCTTCTCCTTGCCGGTAAGACGATCGGTGATGGTTGGCGCCTCAATGCCAGCATGCTGCATGGCGTAGATGTGGGCAGGGTCTGTCAGGCCGCCAATGCCGTGCGGCGGGGCAATCCCCTCTGGCGGCTTGAACCAGCGCCGGGATGGGATCTTTACCTGCTGGGTGGGCAGCGTGCTTGGCGGGTAATAGCGGCGGCCGCAATTCATGATGTTGTGGTACTCATACAGCGCACCGAATGCATGGCGAGCATCCCGGTACACCGACCAGATGAAGTCGATGATGACCAGTTGCCACGGCTTGATCAGCTGAAACCGCGGGAAGCCATCATTATGCTCATCAGCCCATGCGCACTCATCCGCATCGATAGTCAGCATGAAGCGCAGCAAGTCACGGCGGGTGAGGAAGTTGAAGTAGTCAGGCTGCAGAACGATATAGCCTGTCTCCTGGTCAACAGAACGCCCAAGCCACTCCCGGCGAGACATGTCCCAACGGATACCAAACAACCAGTCACGCAGCCTGGCAATGGGCTCCAGGTAGCCATAGGTGCCACGGTCATTCGCGATCATGGCCTGCAAAGACTTGTCTCGGTCGCCGGTAGCGACACACGCCCAGCACCCAAACCTCGCACCACAGGCTGAGCTGTTGAGCTGCTTATCCGCCATGCCAGACACACAACCGCCGTTCGCATCCTTGTAGAGCAACACCAGCAGGTCAAAATGCTGGGTGAATGAGGTAACTAACTGGCGACCCATCCGCTGATCGCACTTCTGGAGCAGTGTCCACACATCGACCTCATCCCAGTCGGCAATCGGGGTGGCGTAAAGGTCGCCGTCCGGATTGGTGAGGATCTTGCCAGCCTCATCTCCGCGCTCGGTCATGCGCTGTTCACGCTCTTCCGACTCGCTAAAACGAGTACCGACAAGGCTGATGATCTGGTGTCCGGCCTCCTTGGCTAATGCCTTCTTGGCCTTGATGATTGGCTCAATCTTCCAGTCCACACTGCAATCACGGCTCATTCCCGGGTAGCGCGGCAGTTTTCCCCGCCCTACGGTGACATAGTGGAAGGTGGCAGAAAGTGGCGGGGAAACCTGATGGTATGCCATCGGCAACCCCTCCCTGGCGCAAAACATCTCCAGTTCGCCAGCCATGTGTTCAAAGTACGCATCCAGCGCCGGGTTCTCGATGGTGGTGTCGCTGGTGATAGCGAAGCACTCCGGCAGAGTTACCCCTGCAGCCTTGGCTCGCTTCATGGCCTCCAGCATCAATACCAGAACGGCAGTGCTATCTTTGCCCCACGACAGCGAGCAGCAGAGGCCATAGCCCTGCTCCAGCCACGCAACCATGGTGGATACTGCGGAATCGATAATGGTTTTCATGCTGCCTCCACCTGTGCATCGGCGCACATCTCTGGCAGGTTGGCGCGCACCAAGGCTGCCGACATCGGTGGGGGAACTGAGTTACCACAGCGTGCAACCTGCGCAGTCTTTGTGAACTTCTTGCCGTTGGCATCGTGGGCGATCACGTAGTCAGCCGGGAACCCATGAGCCGCGAACAGCTCATGAGGTTCGAGCATCCGCATGCCGATATCGACGATCTGATAATCCTCGCCGCGCACGGTTACCAGACCAAACCGATCCCGAGTGGTCACGGTATGCAGCGGTTCAGAACAGGGGATTGTTGAGTCCGTCCCGTAATACTTGAGCAAGAAGGCCCGAACCTCGCCGATATGCAGCCCGCCAGCGGTGACTGTTGGCATGGGCTCGGTCACAGGCTGGCCGTGCTGGCAAGTGCCGCGCAGCTTCACCAGGTGGCTGGTCACCAGTGCATTGTGGTCAACGGTTGTCACGGTCGGCAGCGGTTTGGTCAGCTCTGCGCCAACCACCCCGGTGTAGTGTTTTGCCAGGGAAGCGAGCACAAGCTGACTCTTGTCTGCCTTGGACATCACCGTTCCCAGCGGGTCCTCAATCGATTGGCCGACTGAGTTACCGAACTGGCGAGCAATAATCGGTGCCACGAGAGCGAAGTGCCCTCCTTTCACTTCTGCGCAGATGGTGCGCAGTGGCTCATCAGCCGGCATGTTGCGCTGGTTACTGGCGTTGGCATGTTCGGTGATGAAGGGGGCAAACGCTGAAGTGTGGTCTACGGGCACGATAAACGGTTCGGCGGCATTGATGACGAACCGCTCCACCCCCTTGGCAATCCGGCGCATCGTGGCCTCAGCCAATGGGCGCTTTACATTGAGTCCTTGGGCTTTGGCCTCTTCCTGGGTGAGGAAAATGCTGGGGCACGGGATCGACCAGTCGATGATCTCCGCAGCGGTGCGCCATGGCATCAACTTCCCGGCTTTCACCCCGATGCTATCCGGATCGCCATGGGTCGGCTTGGGCCACACGATGGCGGCGCCATCCCGGCGGGCAATCAGGAACAGGCGCTTGCGGATAGTTGGGGTGCCATAGTCACAGGCGCGCAGCTCGCGCCACTCCACCTTGTATCCCTGACGGCGCAGCGCATTGATGAAACTGTTGAAAGTGCGACCCTTTTTGGCCGGGTCTGGGCGCGCGTTGCCTTCTGAGTCGATCAGTAACGGCCCCCAGGTCTGAAACTCCTCGACATTCTCCAGCATGATCACCCGGGGGCGGACCTGGGCTGCCCAGCGTAGGGCAACCCATGCCAAACCCCTGATCTTCTTGCTGACAGGGGTTGAGCCCTTGGCCTTGGAGAAATGCTTGCAGTCAGGCGACAGCCAGACCAGCCCGACTGGGCGGCCAGCCACTACGTCGCGCGGCACGATGTCCCACACCGATTCGCAATAGTGCTCAGTGTTGGGGTGGTTGACGGTATGCATGGCGATCGCGTCAGGGTCGTGGTTGATGGCGATTTCTGGGCTGCGGCCCAGAGCCATCTCGATCCCGGTAGAGGCCCCACCACCGCCAGCGAAGTTGTCCACGACGATTTCGTCGAACAGGTTGAAGGTGTTGCTGCATGTCGTCGCTACCAGTGACTTACGCATTGCATACCTCCTGCTCGGTGTACTCGCAAGTGGGGCACTCAAAGGCGCGGTCGTCGGTACCGGATTGCAGCTCACCGCCACACAGCGGGCAGTGGTTGAGATCGTCCGAAAAGGGTTGGCCCCCATGGGCCAGGGTTGGTTTGGTCATTGTCTGAGGTCCTGATTCAAATGCCCGGTGGTTAGTCGGACAAGAAATGGTTATACGCGGTGCTGCGTCTCTGCACGCTCAACGGTGCGGGCCTGCAGTTCGCGAGCCAGGCGAACGGCTTGCCGATCGGTGCCGGCGGCTTGGGCGGTCGTGATCAGTGGCTCATCGATAGCCAGGGCCAGCTCATGCATGACGGCTTTCAAAACGATGTTGTCACGGTCGCTGACGTGCTGTGATGCCGGGCGCGGTGGTCTGATTTTCATGGTGTTATCTCCCGAGAACGAAATTGACGAGTCTTTGCAGGGGGCGTTTGGGCCGCTCTTCGTCGTAGATGGCCTCATCCTCTTGGCTGAACTGCAGCAGCCCCCGCTCTGGCAGGCCGGAGCCATTCAGGATCTCCTCCTCGGTAACGGGCGGGAATCCTTGTTCAATGAGGCTTCGATTGGCGCGTTTAACGGCTCTCGCCAATATGCCGGGCTCATGCTGTGATATGGCTTTGAGCAGGATCAGCAGCGAGGTGCGGGCAAATGCGGTTTCAGTCAGGTTGTACTCTGAGCCGATTTCTTGGCATACGTGGCGAAACGCGGGCGTTCCGCGCACTCGTAGGGGTGAAATGGTGCTCAAATTTTCGTGATCAGGCAGGGCTGCTCTGCTCATTGTGTCGGTCCTCTATTGGTGATGATCAAGTTGGTCATATGGGGTCCGGTCGGTGTTGGTTGTTGATAGATGACCGCTGGTCAGGCGGCCTCTTTTGTATCTACCTCTGCATTCGCGTAGTGGCTGAATCCGAAATCAAGCACCCCCTTGCTTGCGCTCACAAACAGCGCAGCCGCTTTCGGGGACACAATGCCTCCGTTCTTCTTTCTCCAGTCGTTGAAGCAGACCCTGTTGTAACCGATGGCCTTGGCGGCCTTTGCCGCACTGCCAAAGAATTTGATTGGCTCGTCGATGTGCATAGTTGGTCCTCTTGTTTGTACCAACCAATATTAGTAAGAACAAACTAACTAATCAACAAAAACAAACCTAACCATCGGAGAGGCATAATGATCTATGTTTGTTGAATCTAACGATATGGTGAAATTGATGTCTTCCTTTAACGAAAGACTCCAGCAGCTGATGAATGAGAAAGGGCTTAAGCCAGCAGACCTGGCTAGAAAAACTGGCCTGTCAAAACCAACGCTGAGCGCCATCATCCGAGGCACCACTACCGACCCGAGAATTAGTAGCGTACTGGGAATATCAAGGGTTCTAGGCTGTGACCCTGTGTGGCTGTTCGTCGGAAAAAACAGCGCTGAATACGCCTCCAGCGCAGAAATATCGAAAGTGCCGATCTGGGAACTGAAAGATATGGTCAGCCATCCAAGCGACGCCATCCCGCTGATTGATACTGGGCGGCACCTGGTGGTAGAGGATGGCGGTCACCTGTGCGCAGTAGTCGCAGCCAATGATGATCTGGCCGGCAGCGGGATACACAGCGGTGATTTCATCGTCATAGACATGAGCCCTGAACAGCGAAAGCTCGAGACTGGGGACATTGCCCTGGTGCAACATGGTGATAAAGCCCTACTGCTCAGGGCAAAGAGCGCGCTCGATGGCATGAACTTGGTGGTAGATGATCCGCACTTTGGTTTTCTGAAAGCCAGTGAGGCACTGGTGCTAGGGAAAATGATTGAGCTGAGAAGAGCGTAAGGCAACACTCCACCGCAAAACAGCCCGCCAATTGGCGGGCTTTTTCTTGCCTGCATTTTACCGTTCTGAGCGGTACTCGCTCACGGAGTTAAAATTTTCTTACCACCCTATTGCTTTGTTAGTTATTACTACCTATCATGCATTCAGTAAGTTTTGCCTAACCACTTAAACAAAGAGGAAGGCAGAGCAGCCAAGACCGGTAACAGCAAGGGGCAGCGAGGAAGGCGGCCAATCGTGGTGAAGGTCTTGGGTAATCTCCCGCTCTGGCGGAGTAAAGGCCAGAACACAACTGGGATTGCATTGATAGGACACCGGCATCGGATCTAAGGCAACGACAGGAAGACCAGCAAGTTTGGTCGCACTGGATTGGTCGAACCGCCCGGACTGAAAGCAATAGCAGTGCAATCCGCAGTTGTGGTGAATGCGCAGGCTGATGCGCAGCTCATGATGGCGTGACGCAAGAACGAGAGAAGGCCGAAAAGACGCCATCTATACCCTCTCGCAGTGCCGGGACCAGCTCCGGCCACCACAGCAAAAGCTACACGAACGGTGAGAGCCCGGGCCGGAGACGTAACCGGCAACTTCGGAGATTCGGCAAGCGGTATGCCACCTCATTTGGGATGAGGGCTTCACAGGTTCGATCCCTGTATCTCCGACCAATTTAGACACTCGGTAATCAGGACCCGCCCGCAAGGGCAAGCGCCTGACCAGCGCGTAAGAACGACAAAGCCCGCACAAGGCGGGCTTCGAAGGACTGGGGTACCACCCCAATCAGAATGCCAGGGGACCAACCCCGGCAATCAGGACCCCGACCAGCCTAAACCGGTGGGAATCAGCGAGGACCAACTCGCCAACAGGAGTAAATGTACCATGACCCAGAACATTTTTTCCAGAGCCGCGAATCGAGCCGACAAAGTTATTGCCTCTATCGCCGACCGACTGAACGGCAATGCGGCCCGCCGCCGCTCCATCAAGCAGCGCCTTCATGTGGCCATGATGCAGACCGAACAGCATCACATCGTTGCCGCCCGCGCCGCCCAGCTGCGCACCGCCGGCTTCACCAAGCACAGCGCCCTCCTCCACTGGCGCGCCGAGTTTCACCGTAACGCCGTCTGATTTCTCGGGTCTGGCGCTTCCCTGATAGCGCCGTAGCCAAAGCCTCTTTTTCAAGCACCGCAAGGTTGCTTTGGCTTCGCTCACGCCAAATTCGGCTGAGCACGCTCTTTAACAGTCTGGAACCGGCTCACAACCACGAATCCCAATGCCGGTAGGGATGCGCCGATACCCCGTTAAAACCGGAAAGCGGTGCGTGAACGTGAACGATTTATCACTCGTCTTTTACCTGCCAAACACAACAGGGAGTGCGAACGATGTAACCGACAGCCGTTAGAAGCGGCCAATCCAATAACCCGCCCGCCGGCAACAGCGGGTATCCCAAGGTAGCTCCAGTGGAGCTGGCAACAACATAGCGTCGAAGCTGTGGCTGCCTTCGGATAACCAAGAGGACCCCGACCATGAAAAACGCAGATATGCCAGCCATGCCACTGGTTAACAGTAATGGCTATCCTGTGCATCACAGCAGCGCAGGCATGGAAAACCACGGTGTGATGGCAGGACTAACTAAACGCGAAATGATGGCAATGCATGCGCCAGAAATGCCGGATTGGTTTCATGACTGGTGGCGAGAGGAGTACATCGATAACGATTTTTATTTCGGTGATAGCGCAGCTCCAATTCAGGCCGGACTTGAAAGGTCAAGAACGATAACCAAGCATGGACTTAAAGCGCTGTATTTCGCATGGCGCACTTACTACGCAGATGCCCTTCTCGCTGAACTGGAGAAGCAAAATGACCAATGAAACCACCCTGCTCGCCCTGCTGGAGAGCCGCGAAGCCGAGGCCAACGCCGAAGCTGAGTGGGTCGCCGAGTGGGTTGAGAGCAATCGACCACTCATGCTGGCCGGCATGCTTGAAACAGACCCAGCAACCCTGCTGGGAGAACTCGGCAGCGACCAGCACCGCCAATACAACCAAGCCATCTGGCTGATGATGCGCGACGGCGACCACATGCCGCTGATGCAGTTCATCCAGCAGGTGGTTGACGCTGGGCTTGCCGAGTTGGCCAAAGCCGCCTGGAACGACCATGTGGCCGCCCTGCACGACGCTATGAGCGAGGAGCAGTGGCAACAGTACCAGCACAGGAGCGCAGCATGACCATAAAGCACACACCGGAGCCTTGGTACCTACCACCAGGTGACCTGATTTTCGTATCAAAGGTGGGCGGCAAAGGGTATGTAGCTAAGATGATGCCCCTAGACGCCCCACGTGACCGCAAGGGCCTGCCGACCGATATATCAGATGAAATGTGCGCCAACGCCCGCCGCATCGTGGCCTGCGTGAATGCTTGCGAGGGGATGACTACTGATGAGCTCGATACCCTTCCCCGAGGATTCAAGCGCCTACAGGCTGCGTATCTGGATTTGTATAACGAGAGGACTACGCCAGCGGAAAAGGCACGCGCCGAGCTGCTGGCGGCGCTGGAGCGGGCCAAAAGCGATATAGGCAAGCTGCCAACGCCGATAGTCACCGACTCGGCAGGGCGGAATCACCTAGTCGGCAGTCCCATGCCGCTGATGCGAGTGATAGAGCGAATTGACGCAGCCATCGCCAAGGCCAAAGGCGGTGCAACATGAACGCCGCACCAGATAGCGCCAGCTACTACGGCGTCAAGACTGCGCCCTACACCCACGTCAACCTGCTGAGCGGACGAAAAGGACGCGAGGTAAGCCGCAGCGATGGCGAAGTCGTTATCCAGTGCGAGAACGGGTGGGCGCAGAGCTACGACGAAGATCGCCTGCACCTGACCTGGGCACGGCTGAGCAACGATTCACAAGGAGATCCCGCATGAACGCCATTGCCGACACATCCGCCGCGCACCCGCTTGGTCGGGTGTTCGGCCTCTCCAATGAGGAGTACCACGCTGGCCCAGGGGTCAGCAAAAGCCAGCTCGACCAGATAGCAGAAAGCCCGGCCACCTACATCTGGGCCAAAAATGCACCGGTCGATGAAGAAAAGCTCAAGGCATTCGACATGGGCAGCGCCATCCACTGCCTGCTGCTAGAACCGGACGAGTTCAAAGACCGCTTTATCATCGCCCCGCCATTCAACCGCCGCACCAATGCAGGCAAGGCAGAAGAGGCCGAATTCTTGGCCGGCTGCGCCGAGCTGGGCAAGACGGTGATGGATGCCGAAGATGGCCGCAAGCTGTACCTGATGCGTGACAGTGTGATGGCTCACCCAGATGCCCGCTGGCTGCTGGAGCAGGAGGGGCACAGCGAAGCCTCTTTTTACTGGATTGACCCAGAGACAGAGGAACTGTGCAGGGTTCGCCCAGACCGACACCTGAGCGGTCACCCCATCATTCTGGACGTGAAATCGGTAGATGACATGAGTCGCTTCGAGCGCCACGTCGAGGACTTCCGCTACCACGTTCAGGACGCCATGTACTCCGAGGGCTACCACAGAGTCATGCGCGAGCAACCGGATTTTCTCTTTCTGGCTGTCAGTACCAGCGTTAACTGCGGTCGATACCCTGTCCGGGTTCGCCCCCTGCCTGATGACTGGAAGGAGGCAGGCAAAGACCTGTTCCGCCGCGACCTGCGCAAATTCCACGAATGCCGCGTTAACAACGACTGGCACGACTTCAAACCACTCCAGCGCCCAGCGTGGGCGACAAGGAAAGCAGCATGAGCAACATCACCAGCATCAAGCAGCAGGCGGTAGAGAACTTTACCGCCCAGTTCCCCATACTCGTCCAGCGCGGCATAGATGAGCCAACCTGGAACGCCCTGTGTAACACCATCTACCCAGGTGCCAATCCCGATTCGGTGGTCATGGCCATCGACTACTGCAAGGCGCGTGGGCTAGACATCTTGCTCAAACCCGTCCACCTGGTGCCAATGCAGGTCACCGATGCCCGATCCAAAGAGAAGGTCTGGCGGGATGTTCCTATGCCAGGGATCGGGATGTACCGGATCCAGGCCGACCGTTCCGGCAACTACGCCGGAGCTGACGAACCGGTATTTGGTCCAGATGTGACCGAGGAGTTTCAAGACCCCTACAACCAGAGCGTCAAGATCAAGGTCACCTATCCGCAGTGGTGCAAGTACACAGTCTATAAGGTGGTGAATGGGCAGCGGGTTGCCTTCCATGCCCTGGAGCGCTGGAAGGAGAACTACGCCACCCAGAGCGGAAAGACTGAGTGCCCCAATGCCATGTGGCGCAAGCGGCCCTATGCCCAGCTTGCCAAGTGCACAGAGGCGCAGGCGCTGCGTAAGGCTTGGCCGGAAATTGGCAGCGAGCCAACCGCCGAGGAGATGGAGGGCAAGGAGATCATCATCAACGAGATCCCGGGAGCACAGCCTGCCCAGAGCGCCCCAGCCAAGAGTCGCGCCCTCGATGCTATGCGCGGCCAGCACACTGCTCCGGTAACCCTTGATCACGACCCAGCAGCAGAGCTTGCTCCTGAACCCGAACAGGCCACTGCCGATCACGCCAGCGCCTACGCCGACCATTGCGCCGCCATTGAGGGGGCCAGCGATACCCCCGAGTGGCAGCGGGCCTACACTGCCGCCTGGGCCTGGGCCAGTGAAATTGGCGACAAGGAGATCGAGAAAGGCATTAAGCAGGTAGCCGGCGAACGCAAGAAGCAGCTCGACGCAGGGAACAGCACCCAGCAATAACCTATCCAGCCAGTCCGCCAACCAGCGGGCTTTTTTATTGAGTAAGGACCCCACTATGACCGAACAAGCCAAGACAGAAACAGCCCAGACCCAACTGGTTGTCATCGAACCCACCGCCGCCGTCACCCTGTTCACCGAAGGGGATGGCATTGACGCAATGCTGGCCGACATTCGCAAGCAGGCGGCCAGCCTGGTGCCTGATGTGACCACCGCCAAAGGGCGCAAGGAGATCGCCAGCGTTGCCTATGCCGTCGCCAAGACCAAGACCTATCTGGATGGCCTCGGCAAAGACCTGACCGCCCAGTACAAGGCGATTCCTGCCCGCATTGACGCCAACCGTAAGCTTATCCGCGACACCCTTGACGCCCTGAAAGACGAGGTGCGCGCCCCGCTCACCCAGTATGAAGAGGCAGAAGTCGCCCGGGTTGAGGCCCTGCAAGCTCGGCTGGCTCGACTCAATGAGCTGGGGTCTGCCGCCAGTATCGAAATTGCTGCGACAGACCTGCAGGCCATGCTGCAGGAGGTCGAGCAGACCGCGCTGGACGATAGCTGGCAGGAGCTGCTGCCCCAGGCGACTGTGGCCAAGGAATTGGCCACCAAGCGCCTTGGTGAGGCGCTGGCTACCCGTCAGAAGTACGAAGCCGAGCAGGCGGAGCTGGAGGAGCTTCGCAAGAAGCAGATCGAACAGGAACGCATCGACCGCGAGCGCCTGATAGCCGATCAGGCGGCTGAGCAGGCTCGCCTCCAGGAAGAGAATCGCCAGCGCCTGGAGCGTGAAGCGGCCCAGCACCGTGAGCTGGAGGCGCAGCGCCAAGCCCAGGCTGCCCGCGATCGTGAAGAGCAAGCTCGGCGCGATGCCGAAGCCTCCGAACTGGCCCGCCAGCAGGCAGAAGCCCGCCGCATTGCCGAAGCAGAGCAGGCAGAACTGCGCCGTCAGGAGGCTGAGCGCAATGCGGCGCTTCATGCCGAAGCTTTAGCCGCACAAGCCGCCGAGCAGGAGCGCCAGCGCATCGAGCACGAACGGCGCCTGAAAGAAGAGGCAGACGCAGCTCGCGCCGCAGACGTAGAGCACCGCCGCACCATCAACCAGTCCATCTTGATGGACCTCATGGGCCTGGGCATTGAAGAGGCGAAAGCCATCACACTCATCAAGATCATCGCCAGCAACAAGATCGCCCACCTGACCATCAACTACTGATCACCTCGCCCTGCCGCCAACAGGGCGCTTACTCAGGACCTCAATAATGACCACGCTGAACCCCAGCGAGGCAACCAGCCTCGCCCTGAACACCATCACCAGCCAGATCCGGCTGCTGGCAGACATGCCAGCCGAGCACTGCAAGCAGGCCGTCGCAGGGCTGGAGCCTATCGTTACCGCCAACCTGACCATGATCAGCGAGGCGGCAAACGCCCACATAGACGAGTTCAACGACCTGATTGGTGAGCTTGAAGCCCGGGATCGCGAGCTGGAAGGCCAAACTAATCTGGTCAGCGAGCTGCGTCAGCAAGTCGCCAGTACAGAGCAGCGCATTGCCGCCGCGCAGGAAGAGACAATCGCAAAGCTGGAAGTGGCAGAGGCAGCAGTCTATGCCGCCACCCGCAAGGCTGACGGTGCCCAGGCCAGCCTCAACGCCGCAAACATCCAGCTCCGCGAGCTGGAGCGCCGGATTAAAGCCTACAAGGAAATGGATCCGGAAGGCCTCAAGCGCAAGGTGACAGAGCAGCGCAAGAAGCTGGAGGAACGGCTTGCGGCTATCGCTGCAGGGAAGAACGAGATCAGCGGCTATCGCCGTGATAACACCAAGCTTTCAGCAAGTGTCACCGAGCTGACGGCCATCATCAGCCAGCAACAGGCCGATCTGGATGCGCGCCAGCAAATCATCAACGACATGGCCCTGTTCAAGGATGTCAGCCTGCTGTGGGGCAAGCACCTGCGCAAGCACTACACCGACGAGAAAGGGGTGCGCTGGAATATCTATGTGGTAGAGGGTGGCATCAAGTCCGACAAGAGCTATTTGCTCAACGATCTGGACTGGAAGCTCCACGCCATGCGCTCTGATGCCACCGGCTGCACCGTGATGCTGAGTGAGTGGCTGAGCCCGGCATTCCCTGGCGCAGTGGCTCAGGACATACCGATGGAGGCGATCCGCGACATTCACTCCTTCATGCTCGATGCGCTCGCCATCACCCACCCCCAGTTGCAACCTCGCGCCGAGTGGGCGCAAACAGTCCACATCAGCGAGATTGGCCTCAACGCCAAGGTGCAGGGGCTGCTTGAAGGGGCTGGCATCACTGACCTGTGGAAGTTGATGGTGAACCAGAGCGACAAGCTGCTGGCGATCAAGGGTATTGGCATCAAGCTGGCCGACCAGATCATCAGCGCGGGTCATGCTGCGGTTCGCCAGTGGGAGCAGGATCGGGCGGATGTCATTGAGGGCGAGCAACCAGCGATTGAGAGTAAGGAGGCTGCATGAGCCAGCAACCGACAACAGTAAGGCCAGTCAAGGCCTACAGCGTTCAGGATGGGGAGCGCGGTGCCATTGTTTTCGCCACCAGTGGGATTGCAGCTCGTCGCATGGGGGCCAACGAGCTGAACACCGATTTCGAGGCAATCGAAAGCTGCCGTCGCGTCCAGTGGGCTGATGAGTATGCAAGTGTCGGCGCAGTGCCGCCACTGGTAATGATCGCCCATGGATGGTGGTTTGAGTGCTCACACTGCTACCGGAAGGTATGTGATGACAGCTGCCACTACGACAAGGAAAGCGGCCAGGAAATCATGCACGAGCCGGTGGCAGACGGTGACTGCATATACTGTACCCCCGCCTGCCGCGACGCAGAGATAAAGGAGCGTGCCGAGAGGGAAGCCAAGAAGGAGGCTGCTAAGCAGACTGCTGAGCAGCAGTTCCCCGGTGTCGAGGTGAAATGGGTAGACGACAGCGAGCCAGCCAAAGTCAGTTTTACGTTCCCAGGAGGAAAGTACGCCGTCACTTGGACTGTCGGCGATAGCTTTGCCATGGTGCCCAAGATCGACACTGAAGCATGGGAAGAATTCAAGGCCGCCAAGCAGTCAGGTGGCACATCATGAGCCTCTACAACCACCGTGGCATGGTGCAAGACCGCCAGGCCCTGCTCAAGCTCAAGCTGCGCCAGCGGCGACGGGATGAGATAGAACGCCAGCAACTGGCTAAACAACTCGGCATTGAAACCAAGGAGGTGCGCTGATGGCCGACGTTCTCAAGTGCAGGCGCTGTCGAAAGGTTCATGGCCGATCAGACCTTATCGAGAAGCTATCTCGTGGTGGGTGGGCTCGCGATCTCTGCTGCCCCAACTGCGGATGCAAAACCTTTACCGAAGTTAAGGAACAAGACACCAAGGGGGTTGCATGAACATCGACATCCATAGCACCAGCCGCAAGTACAGAGTGATCTACGCTGACCCTGCGTGGCAGTTCAAGTCGAAGAAGTCGGGCGGTTCGATGAAAAGCGGGGCCGCACAGGTGTACAGCGTCACCTCGATAGATGACATGAAGGCTCTGCCTGTGGCAAGGCTGGCAGACGATAACTGCATGTTGATCATGTGGTGGGTCGGCAGCATGCCACAAGAGGCTATCGACCTGTGCCGCGCATGGGGGTTCCGAGCCATGACCATGACCGGATTTGTGTGGGAGAAGCGCACCACGAAGGACAAGCCCCACTTCGGTATGGGATGGGCCACTCGGGCTGGTGCAGAGTGCGCCCTGATTGGCATCAAGGGCAAGGTTAGCAGCCTGGTCATAGACAAGGCTGTGCGCTCGGTAATTCGCGCCAAGGTGGGTCGCCATAGCGAGAAGCCGAACGAGTTCCGCGAAGCCATAGAAAAACTGTGCGGCGATGTACCGCGCATTGAGCTTTTTGCTCGCCAAGCAGCCCCTGGGTGGGACTGCTGGGGCAACGAAGCCCCATCACTACCAGAGCAGTCCGCAGCCTAATACCCCCAAACCATCCACCGCTGGCAACACAGAAACGGTGGATAACTCAGAGGTCCCCCATGAGAACCACGGAAAACCCCTACTGCGGCGCAGTAGTCATCGGGTTGGGCGTTGTCGTGCCCCATCCCAAGCAGCCCAACAAGTTCATCCTGCCTGGCGGAACCATCTGCAACAGGCCGCAAGCCGAAGCAGCCGCCAAGAAAATCCATGACCTGCTGGCCAAGAAAGCCCGCACCTAACCGACCAAAAGGACCCCAGACCATGAACCATTCCGTACTTAAATCTGCCAGCGTCTACAGTGCCAAGCTCCCAGATATCAACGCCATGCGTGAACACCTGGCCGAGCTTGTCTTCACCCCGCTCACTGAAAATCAGCTCAGCTGCGCCGGGTTCGAAAACAATCAGGTAACCGGTGAGCTTGTTACCAACCTGCCTGGCGTTGGCTTCTCGTTCGTCGTGCGCCAAGACACCAAGCTCATCCCGACCAAGATCGTCAACCGCAAGCTCAAAGAGCGCGTTGATGCGCTGGTCACCGCAGGCTTGCGCGAGAAGGTTACTCGCAAAGAGAAGCTGGCCATGAAGGATCAGCTGATTGTTGAGATGGCCGCCACAGCCGAGTATGAAACCACGCTCATCCACGCCCTGTACGACCAGAAGAATGATCTGCTGTACCTCAACACCACCACCAAGCGCCCGCTTAAGGTGGTTATGCACCTGCTGGTGAAGTGCATGGGCTCCCTCAAAACCCAGACCATCCACATCGACGACATCAAGATGGGTATAAGCAACCGCCTGAAAGACTACCTGACCGACAGCACAGAGCGTCCGGAAGCGCTTGGCCCCTTCTCCCCGCTCCAGTTCGTCAAGCTCAAGTCTGCCGACACTGCGCAAGAGATGGTGACCTTCAAGGGCATGGATCTTAACGGGGATCGCGCCTCCGATGTGGTTTCCCTGCTGGAAGCTGGCTATCAGGTTGAGGAGCTGGAGCTGTGGCACGAGCCAATCAGCTTCAAGCTGAACAGCGATTTCAGTCTGCGAGCCATCTCTATGCCGGATTACGATTCCGACGATGATGCCGAGGATTACGCCCACCACTGGCGCCAGTGCAACGCCTCCAACCTCATTCTGCTGTCAAAGGCAATTACCGACCTCTGCACCATGATGGACTACCAGGCCCCAGCAGAGGAGAAAGCTGCATGAGCGACGTAACCATCACCGAATTCAAGGATGTGTGGGTTGTTCAAACCAACTCAGACCTGACAGAAGGCCGCGGGTATCAGTATCCCATTCATGTCTGCGAATCACCGGCAACCGCTGCGCGCATGGCTCACAAGAAGGGAGTGCAGGGCAGTAATGCCAACGTTCACAAAGCCATTGCCGTGAAAGTGCGCGGCAGCTGGCTGGCGCCGGTTGAAATCGTCAAGGCAAACGACAAAGACCGTCAATTGGATGCGCAAAACGCCATGCGTCAACAGGCGCTGGATAAGGCCAAGGCAGCTGGCCTGTCTGATGACGACATCAAATTGCTGGGGGGATTATGAGCGAACACACCAAGGGCCTGCTGCGAGTTGGGAAAGGGCACGCAGTTGTGGCAGATCACCCTGTACCTGAAATGAGCGGCAGCGATGCCCTCGATTACTACGGCGGACACATGGTCGCCGAGTCCGTCACCGCAGGCAACGCCCGCCGACTCGTAGCCTGCTGGAACCTGCTTCATGAGTTCGATACCGAAGCCATAGAAGCAGGCACGTTTGCAGACTTCATTGGTCAGCAGGTGTACATGCATGAAATCGAAAACGCCAACAGCGGCGAACTCAGGCTTTCCGATGTGTCGATGCAGCTTATGGCTGCGGGGTTTGCCGGCAAGATGAAGGCAAATGCGGCTGAAAACTACATGGAGTTCGGCCTGTTCCATCCCGAGACAGGGCACATAACCCTGACAGTCCAGCGCGCCGAAGGGCTCACCCCGGCGCAGAAGCTGGCCGCGATGACCAAGCAGCGGGATGTGCTGCTTGAAGCGCTGAATGGGGTGCTTGGCGTGATAAACAACAGCGAAGGTGTGGCCGGCTGGCACAAGAACGGCGATATCGCCACCTGGGACGAGCTGCTGCCGGAGGTGGCCACAGCCCTCGAATTTGTGGAAGGAGCGTAATCGTGAAGCGATACAACTGCACATTGAGCGACAAGCGCGGCGCGTTTGGGCTCTGCATGGAAGAGCACAAGGAGGGGATGTTTGTCCCCTTTTCCGAAGTTGAGCAACTGCAGGCCAAGGTCTTTGAGCTGCAGGAGAAGTTCCACCGCACCGGCGTGGCAATAGAGCGCGCCATCTCCACCGGTTCGGTGCTGGCAGATCACCCACTCAAGTCGCGCCTTGAACTGCTGGCCAACCACCACGAGCGCGAGATGGAGCTGGTCGCGCAGCTCTCCGATGCCACACGCCAGTGCGGGGTGATGGCTGGATTGTTGCGGGAGGCGAACGATAGCGTGTATTTCCACCTCGAAAGCCCCGACAGCAGATTGAGCGGTGAAGAAGCCGGAAAGTTGATTGCTCTGACCGAGAGTATCGCTGATGCCCTGGCCGGCAAGCTTCACATCTGCCAGTCGGTATCGCCGTTGCTAGACCGAATTGGCCTGCTCACTTTCCTGCTGCGTGAGCTCCGAGACGGCGTTGAGGGGGAGTGGTGCTTCCCTGGCAATCTGGACGAGCGCATCGACGCCGCCCTGGCCGGCAAGCTGCCGGAGCCTGCGATGCCAGAAGGCTGGAAGTTGGTGCCGGTAGAGCCGACGCAGGAAATGGTTGCAGTAGGATGCGAGGACGAAGGTTCTCGGATCACTGATGGCGCTGAATTTGCCAGGGCGCTGTATGCGGACATGCTCGCCGCTGCCCCAAAGCCAGCACCAACAAAAGGCCGCACCATCACCGAGGGGCAGGAATTCGAGCTTACCACCGTGCTCCAAGCCATCGCGAGCGGGTTCAGCGACGACCCCTCCCACGATGCAGCGGCGCTGCTCAAGCGGATTACCAGTGAAGTGCCGCGGACGGGTGACTCCTTCCAGATTCCGCCACGCCAAGGAGGTGAGTTGTGCGTTTCCGCGAACCCATCATCCAGCCCGGACTGACCAAGGAAGAAGCCACCGATGCGCGGGATCGATACCTACGCATCAACCCCGGCGCACGGGTCACCATCGACAGCCAGCCAGATAACCCCCAGCTCAAGACCCTGATAGCCCACCTCCCCGTCCTGCCGTTCCGGCAAGTCATGGATCCCGGGTTTATCGGGTACAGGGGCTGGCGGGCCTGACGTGACGGTCAATATCGAATCCCTGTAGACTGCTGGCTCAACCCACAACACGCGATCGGAGTTAAGCATGAGCGCCATCAGTGATTACCTGAAAATGACTGAAGATAGCTATGAAAGCCTAGATCTTGAATGGCATGAAGACACTGGTAACAGTGGCGAAATGCCATACGAGTGCTACGCCAACATCCCAGAAGATGCTGATCCAGACTTGCTCGAAGAGATGGGGTGGAAGCCTGGCCAGAAGATTACAGCTCCACCGTGGGCTTTCGATGAGCCAGATTATGACGACCAGTAACCAAGCGCCGCAGAAATGCGGCGTTTTCTTTTCAAGCCCCGGTCAGCCCCGGGCTTTCTTTTGGAGATACCCATGAATATTGATTTGGAAAAGCTGCTGGAGCTGGCAGGCAAGGCCACGCCTGGCAACTGGGGAACAGACGGACATACCGGCGTGCACGGTGAGAGCGGATTGCTCGCAGACACCTGCTTTGCACATGATGCGGCATTCATTTCGGCGGCTAACCCTGCGGTGGTCACCGCGCTGGTGAGCATGGTCAAGCACTCCACCCTGGCCTGCATTGCCGATGTTCAGGCCGAGCCTGAGTTTCCGGGTGACGCACCGCGTGAGCTGATAGCGGAAATCGGCTATTGCATCGAGGCGAAGGATGAGCAGCACCTGCTCCTTATGATGCGCATGGCCGTTTCCATCACCAAGAAGGGTATTCAGGAACGCATCGCCGCCCGCACCGGGATCGCCATTGAAGGCATCTTTGGCCAGGTGGTACGTGACCAGTGCTGTTGCGGTGAGCCCATCAGTGTCGAGCTCAACTGCCCGCGCCGCACCAGCAGAACCGACAAAAAACGCCCCTTCTATCCAGATCAAGGGCTTCCAGAAGGGCTGGATCCGCAACGCTACAGCGAGCACGGCTCCAGCGTGTTCCGCTGCCGCAAGTGTGGTGAGCCGGTTGATGAAACTGTGCCGGCTGCAAAGTATGAGCGAGTGGGGTGAACCATGGCGAAAATCTATATTGCCGGGCCGATGTCCGGCCTGCCCAACTTCAACCGCGACGCTTTCAATCAGGAAGCGCAGCGCCTGCTTGGCCTGGGGCATATCGCGCTCAACCCAGCAATCCTACCGGACGGCCTTGAACAGCATGAGTACATGGCCCTCTGCATTGAAATGGTCAAGATGGCCGATCAGCTGGTGATGCTTCCTCACTGGGAGCGAAGTGCTGGAGCTACCGCAGAGCACGCTCTGGCTATCAAGCTCGGCAAGCCGGTGATCCTGACTTCAATCCTGCATGAGGAGGCTGCATGACCAAACAACAGGCAGTCGGGATCACGATCCTGGCTATCAACGTGCTGGCCATCATCGTGGCGTCCGCACTTTTGTAGGAGGTGAGCATGTGCAACTGCCAGTCGTACAACATGGGTGGCGGAGAGGTGCCAGAGGTGGTGCTGCAACCGCAGGACGCGGCATTAACAGGAGGCAGAGATTCGGTGTGTGTCGATGCCTGCATAGCTGATGCGATAGCGCACCTGTGGAAGTGTGGCCTACCAACGTTGAACTCATGTTGCGGTCATTCAAAGGAGCTGCCAAGCGTGGTCGTGCCGGAGTCTGGCGACCCACAGGCATATCTTGCCGCCCTTGGGGCTTTTGATGGCCGCCAGTGGGTAGTTCTCCGGTGGGAGCTGGTTACCCATAAGTCTATGGCTAATTGATAGGGAAAAACAGATGTCTGTTGCGTGGGGTAGTGAAGACGTTCATGCACGTGAACTGGGCGTTTACCAATTCCAGCACCACCGCCGCCTGTGCGACTGCGGGTGCAAAACCAAGGCTACCCATGTGGGTATGTGTAACGGTGTAGTGCTGCGCCGAGGCTGTGAGCTGTCAATGCGCCGCTGGGTGAGAGACGGGTCAAAAAGATAGAGGAACAACGGGATGCCGCGAGTTGTCATTGATGACATCGAGTATGTGCCAAGGGCGGAGATCCCGCCCCTGGTGAATGAAACGCTCACCAAGGCCCTCAAAGAACTGGTTAGCCTTTATTACTTCGAAGATTGGCACAAGGCTAGGGGGAAGGTTTGGAATGCAATCGAGTACCTGTCTCCAGAACTGGCCGAGCTGGTATCTAATAATCCACTGGCTGCTTATGAGCGCCTATCGCCACCAGATGAGTAGGGCGAATAACGGCCCTTCCTTCAATCCAATTGGCGCCCCATCCTCAAGGACAGGAGGGCCACGCCATGCAACAACTTCAACTGACCATCGACCAAGACAGCCAGCTGCTCAATGATCTGGTCAGCACCGTTCGATCCCATACCCTTTCCCGATCGGCCAAGCTCGCCGAGATAGGCCGCATCCTGGCTCACTTCGATCTGCCTATCGAAGCGCCCAGGGTAACCGGCCAGCTCTGGAGCGCAACCGAACTGGGCAAGGAGCTGGGGGTCAGCGCCCAGGCCATTGGCCGGCTCGCGAATCAGCACCAACTCAAACGCCCGGCGTTCGGGGAATACCGCCTTGACCAGGCGGCCAGCAGCAGGAAGCAGGTCGAATGCTTCCTCTACAACCGAGCTGGCCGAGATGAAATAACCAGACTAAAGAGGACCAACGAGCATGAACAAGCAGCTAGTCGTAAGCGATCAGGAGATCGAGCAGCTTACGGGGTACAAACTACCATCGAAACAATGCAAGGCGCTGGAGAAAGCCGGGATCCGGTTCCTGCGCCGCCCTGATGGTCGCCCATCCACCACACGAGAGTGGCTGACTGGGAGCGCAAGCCATCACCCAGCAAACGATGATCGCGATAACGGCTTTAACCTTGAGGCACTTTCCTGATGGCAAGGACAAGATCCAACCCAGCAGACAACTGGCTGCCACCACGTTGTTATATCAAGGGCCCCAGCATAGTGTTCCGCCCCGTAGGGGGCGGTTCAATCAAGGTGTGCGCAGCCACAGTAAAGCAGTCAGAAGTCTGGGCAGCATACGAAAAACTGATTGACCAGCGAGTGGCTACGCACACTGTGGCAGCCATGATTGATGAGTTCTTCCTATCTGCCGATTTTGCCGATCTGGCAAAGAACACCAAACTGGACTACCGGAAGCACAGCAAACCGGTGCTTCTGGTATTCGGAAAAATGGCGGCCGACGCGGTAGAGCCGAAGCATGTCAGGGCATACCTGGATAAACGAGGACTCAAGAGCCGGGTGCAGGCAAATAGAGAGAAGGCTTTTTTATCCCGGGCATATCGCTGGGCATATGAACGAGGGCGGGTAAAAATCAACCCATGCCAAGGAGTGAGGCAATTCAAAGAGAAAGCGCGAACCCGCTATATCACAGATACGGAATACCAAGCCGTTTACAACCTTGCACCACCCATGATCCAGATCGCAATGGAGTTGTCTTACCTCTGCGTGGCACGCAAGGGGGACGTACTTGTCATGCGTTGGGAGCATGTCCTAGATGATGGCCTGTTCATTCAGCAAGGTAAAACTGCCGTCAGGCAGATAAAGATGTGGTCACCCAGGCTCAAGGCCGCTATCGAGGCAGCCGGCAAGCTGGCGAAACATAGCATTGCGGGATTCGTTTTGTCTAAGCCGGATGGACAGGCATATACCAGCAATGGGTTTGATGCTGCCTGGCGCAACACAATACTGCGGGCAAGAGAGATAACAAAGATGCCGCTCGACTTCACCTTCCACGATATCAAGGCGAAAGCAATTTCAGATCTGGGTGGTTCAAGTAGGGATAAGCAACAGATAAGCGGACACAAAACAGAGGGGCAAGTGCAGGTATATGACAGGTCAATCAAGCGCGTGCCGACGGTAGAAACAGCCAGGAAAAATACGGCTGATATTCCCTCGGCATATTCCCCCTATATTCCCCGAGAAGTTAAGGGCGGGGGTAAAAGCTAG